CCGCCCATAAAATAATTGAACTTTATTACATTCTCGGTTTTACCGGTCTGAGGCATATATTCAGGGCCCTCTCCAATCTTTAGATCGAAGAGAGTTTCCTGAGATATACCACGAGTTTTAAACCACTCAATTACTTGATCGCGTATAGCAAACGACTTATCAGGATGTTCCGGATCAGGCTGCTCAGGTTTAATATATACCTTTTCAGCTTTACCTTTACGTTGATAAGTATGCAATTGAAATGATGTATTACAATTATGACAAGTACCGAGACCCCGTTCCCAATCGTAAGACGCACACTTTGCCTTTTGATTCTTGGGTTTTCTATCGTGAGAACATACAGGGCATGTGCCTTGTTTCTTTCCCTCTTCAAGCTTATGTATATTGAACTCGTCAATAACAAATCCATTGATCTCTAATGTCTGCATTTAATTTAATTTAATTGTTAATCCCCGTCTCTGCATTCTGGACATATATCGCAAAAATCTATTTCTTCTTGCGACATACCAGCGTGACACATTTGACACGCCAGTTCGCCGTTGTTTTTATAATGCATTAAAACGGTAGATCATCTGCAGGCGCAGGAGCCGGAGCTGCCTGAGCTGGTTGGTCTTGCCTTGGAGCAGCGGGAACATTATCACCGTTAGTCCATACTACTTGAACATTTCCTAAATAAGTTTTACCTTGCTTAGCTTCACGCTCTTCCTTTGTTTGTGCTACAACAATCGGACCTTGATTCCCAAATTGATCTACTTCATCATTGATAGTAATAGTCACAGGTAAATACTTACCTTTCTTTCCAATAATGATTTTGTCTTTTGGTATCTCGTTTAGATTGATACTCGCTTTAATAATACTTGCCATTCTTAATATTGATTTACTTGATTAAACATTCTTTGCAACTGTTGTTTGGTTGCGCCGCTATTCCGCCTTAAGTTGTCTACGGCTTTTACATGGTTTTGGTTTGTGTAAAAGTTTGTAATTTCAGTTCTTAATCCCGTTACGGTACATACTTTTGTTACTGGTTTTCTGGTTCTTCCCATTTTGTTTAAGTTTAAAGGGTTTTGTTAATAAAATAATTGTTTGGATCGAAATCCGGGTTATTGTAAAACAGCTTGTATTGTTCTGCTGCCTGTTGAACTTTGTCTGCTCCACGCTGATAAAACTCAGGAGAGCAATCAAATATTCCTATTTGATGAGTTGTTTTATCCATTACTATGAATAACATCTCGTAGCCAAATAGTTTACTATAAATATAAGCTTGCGAGTCATAATTGTATCTCCATGCTGAGCTACGGAATTTTGTAATATCTCCGGTGGTTTTTAAATCAATTACTAAACCTTCTTCGTGATTTACAATATCCGCTTTGCCTTTCCATTTCAATCCCTCTAACTCAGTAATCCCAGGCTGTTCATAATCTACTTTGGAGCCTCTTATTAATCCTCTGCAGACATCGTTTTCCATTAACTTGTCCGTCATTAAATCAATTTGATCTACCTCTTTTTGTAGAAGACATAGCTCTCCGCCTGAGATCTCTCTATACGCTTTAGTATTCCTTGTTGAACTTTCTACTATCCTATACTTCTTTAACTTGTCTGGTTCAAGAATAGCCGTGTGAAAGTAACCACCAACTAAAAATGCTGATGATGGTTTCATTGGAGTACCTAGCGCTAAAGGATTTGTCATTAAGGTTGAGATGTCGCTATTTGATAAGTATTGTTTTCCAAACTTACCATAGTAGTTTTCATCTTCTCTTAATTTTTCAATAGCTACTTTATCGTCCATTTATAGTGTTTTTAATTCTGCCTCTATTTCTTTTGATAGAGAATACTTAGCTTTTATGGCTTCAATTTTACCACCTGCTTTTACATAATCGATCGCTTTGCTAAAAGCTGGATCTTTCTTAGAGGTTAAGGTTTCTTTGTTTTTAGCCGCGGAAGCTTTTCCGTGTGAGTTTGTAGCATCACTATCTGCAGTATCGTCGATTAGAAATAAATTCCCAAGAGCATACTTTTTCCCATAACTAGAAGCACTACCAAACTTTTGAGGCATTTGCATACCTTTTTGTTGAAGATCAATACCAACAATGGCTTTAGCGTGTATAGCAAGATCTGCATCGCCGTCACTTATTGTAGCTGTTGATTCCAATATAGGGAATGGGTCGCTAGCAATTAACTTTTCATTAATTGTAACAGTTACTCCTAACTCTAATAGATAGGGTTTTGTTGCTTCTAGGATGTCTTCGGCTGATCTGAAGTTGTATTTGCCGAATGAATTAAATCTACTTTTTTTCGATTTAAACTTTGTCTGGATAGTTGCCAGTTTTTTATTTAAGGTCATAAGGTTTTTGTTTTGGTATATTAATATAATTACACATTTTATTCATAAGTTAAAGATAATCAATCACTTGGTTTGCGTCAGTGTTAGCGATTAGTTTATCTATTGCCTCTTTTTTAATCTGAGAAACACGCACATTTGCAGTGTCCATACTCATACCTAAAAACTTAGCTATATCATTAGCAGACATTTTATCGGTATCTAAACCAAAGCTTAAACGTAGTACATGATATTGTTGCTCGTTCAAATGTTGCTTCATTAAACTTAGCAAGTAAGTATTTAGTATAGCTATGTTATAAGGCTCTGATTCGTCTGGTACTTGAAACAAAGGGTTTTCTTCGTTAGTATTAAAGTTAACGTCAATACTAGAAAATATCGAATTAAAAAACATTGTAACGATTTTTTCGTCTTTTGGATTTTTTCTAATTTCATTTAGTTTATGTTCAGGTATACGTATATCACCTCTGTTAATATCTATTGCACGTCTAATTGCTCCTTTAATTCTTTTACTAAAAAAGCTTTTAAGTGTTTTTTCAATATCTTCAGAGTCATTAAGTTTAGTCCATTCTAATTTGTCAACCGCTAGCACTAAACCTCTACTACCTTCTTGTATTAAGTCGTTAATACTTAAGACACCGGATGCTTGGTCACTCGTGGAAAACTTTCTAGCTAGATTCTCTACTAATGGTAAAAACTTTACAATTAATTCATCTCTAGTATATTCGTCATAAAACTTACCCTCTAGGTTACATATAGAAGTCTTTAGATCCTCTTTGTATCTTATGTAGTTTTGTATGTTATATTTTTTCATATTTTTATTATCGAAACAAGATCGTGTTTATTTTGTAAACGGATCCGCTTGTTGATTAAGTAGTTCTTTTTCTTTTTTAAGTTCATTGCCCATGTTTCTATATATAGTTCTAGTGGAACAACCTAAATTTTCTGCAAGTCTAGCTACTGTTATTTTAATGCCATAATCGTTAATTAATAGCATAGCGTCATATATTTCATTTTCGGTTATACTTTTACGACCGATCAACTTTCCTACTATAGATAGCTTTTGTCGCATATCAAGTCCTGTAAAGTCTTTAAATATTACTTTACGTAGCTTGTTTGGCGGAGGTCGCTCTAAATCCATAAGAGATACATCGTATACCATGCTTTGCATTAGATTGTTTGAAACTTTAAAAGTAACAAATCCCGATCTCTTGTTGCACACGTGTTCTGCGATAGAATTAAAGCTCTCTTGGTCCAGTTGTGGATTAAGATACCATAATACATACAAATGCCATTTAAGACTCTTATATGTAGTTATTTTAGCGCGCGAGTTGAATAGTGTATAGCATTGGTGCGTTCCGTTTTCATAGTGCCAACCCCATTCATAGGTTTTTGTTGGCTTGTCTGACCACGGAAAACATCTATATATTATACGATGCTTATCTAGGTATTTGGTATTTCGGTCGTAGTATGACATTAGGTTCTTACTATTAATTATATATTAGCTATCGTCACATTAGTAGATTAAAATCTTTAATCTTCTGTTGTACTTTCTTAAAAGCTTTGCTTTATTTTCTATGTTGCCATACAAAACAGTTATGTTTTTATTATAACTATATTCTCCTTTGAATGACGCAGTCACTATCTCATTATGAAGTAGTAGTATTCTGTTTTCTAGAAACTTTACGTGCTTTACTTTTCTTCTGTTCTTTTTTAATTTTCGTATTAATGTTCGCATAATTCGTTGATGTAATGTGGTCGTATAATTTTTTGCTCATTTTTATTTTTTACTTTATGTTTGTCTTGTTCGTAATAATTCCAGTACGCAGCTAAGCTACTAGATTCTTTGTATTCGTCGGGCATACATTGTGGTGGTTCAACAAATCCGTTGTCCGGGATTCCACTTGGTGGATACATTAAAGCCTCACGACACTTAGCAATGCTGAGGTGATGTTTATTGTATCTGTTTGTATATTCCCGACCGAGTGCAAGCATGTGATCATAGAGCCAGTTGTAATGGTGTACACTTTCTCTTACCCATATAGTACTTGGGTGATTAAGATGCGCTTTTTTGTATGGTACATTATCACCGTTGTTAAATACGTGGTGAGCTGTGCATAACATTTGAGCTGACTCTAAGATCATTTTTACTTTGTGCTTGTCATAAAAGAAACTAGCAGCTTTAGCGGGGTCTGGGTGTAAATAAAATATATTCATCTATTTATATCTTTTATTATTAACTCTATTATAATGTTTGTCTAATAAGAGGTGGGCTACTTCCTCGCTTATTCTGTTTTCGTTGTATAGTTGCCATATTAATTTATTCATAGTTACGTAAAGTTTTATACAGAGGGTGGCGATAACTATTAGCTTTAGTACGCTCGAAATAAGTGAACGTTGCACGTTTGCCAATATAGTCGTCAACATTGTTTAGTATGTCACGGCGGTCTTGAAAGTTGTAGCCTTTGCCGATAGGGCAGCCGAACTCAATACCATCGTCGTCACACATTAGAAACTTACCGATTAAGCCAGTAAATTTGCCTTTACCGGGTACATAGCCTACTATTGTCGCCTCGGTATCGTGAAAATCTTTAAACTTTTGTAGGTTATAAGATCGTTTACACTCGTAAACACCGTTTAAACGCAAAATAGAGCCTTCGTAGCCTTCGTCAAGCCAGTTTTCGTGTATAGCATTCGCTAGATCACGGGTTGCAACAGGATGTGTTGGTACATACTTAACACAATAAGAATACAATGCTGCAGTAGACAAAAATTTCATACGCTCTTCAAACTTAGCTGAGGTATCGATATAATCGTAGCAATGGAATTGCACGAGATCACAGGATTCGACACGATCAACAGCGGTTGGTTTGGTTTTACGAACAAGTGAAATGATTTTTTCGAAATCACTTTTTAGGTCGTGGTTGTATAATTCGCCGTCGAGTATTAAATCAGGGTATTGCTTAAACACTGGCTTAAGATTGGATAATATGTGGTCAATGTTTAGCCACGGTTTGCCTGTACGCGAGAACGCACCGTCTTTAGAGATTACGCAACGTACGCCGTCAAGCTTAGGTTGCATGAATACTTTCTCGGACCAGTCGACAGGTTTTTTGTCTACTTTGTATGCGAGCATTGGTTTTATCATAATTTATTTAGTTTAGTTTCTATTTTTTTTATTTTATTATTTATTATTGCTGCTTTTTCATATTGTTCGCGCTCTTCATACTGCGTTAAAAGAGTCATAAGTCTAGCTAATTCAGCTAATAACAACTCTTCTTCTGACGCATGTAGTAAGTCATTGCCCGAAAACATAGTATTTACATCGTTAGTAAACTGCAGATCCCATTCTTTTTGCTTTTCAATTAAAGCGTTAAAAACGAGATCCGCAATCTTAACTGCTAGTTTATCTAGCTCGCCTTCACTCATTAAGCGTAAGAGAATTTATATACAGGTAGTACATACTTGTTAATAAATTTACCCTTAGACTCAGAAGTACGTAGGCCTTCGAACACGTGGTTCGGCACTTTGTGGTAATTGTACGATTGACCGTTGTTAAACTGTAGTTTTAAACGATAACTTGAATACTCATAGATAGCGTTTTGAATTGCAGTGGAGTTAACCTGTACAATTTGTTTTGGTAGAATTAATTTGTTCATAAATTTAATTGTTTTTATTTGTTATTATTATCGTTTTACATTCGTGTTTATTTTGTAAGTTAATGAAATACTAAACCTACTTTATTTGTTTTATTAAACCACCTAGTAGCATACAAATCTACTGAAGAAGCGTCAGTATAACCAGCAGATATAAGATCGCTATTACTAGAAAATATTTTGGTGTGTCGGTGTTTTCTTTCATTTATTAAATGTTTTTGTTTACCTGAATCACTGAATATAATATCGTAATTGTCTGGTAATGAAGTTTTTAAGATCATATCTACCATATTGGTGTAACTGTAAAACCGTACGTCTGGGTTGTGTATAGCAATTTGAATCCACTTTTTTAGATATGCGGGTGAGTAGTAGTCTCCGCTATCATGGACTCTTACGTAATCTGGTTTTTTACGTTTTATCTCAGTATTCATTGCATCAATAAACTCATCGGTCTTGGTTAGCTCGTATCGTTTCTCAAACGCCGGCTTTACGTTACTCCATATATATGCTCCTTTCTTAGCATAACAGAATTTAACACAGGCATCCGCCATAGGGCACGTTAATTTACCGCTCGCAGATTTATATGCGGGAATGCCGAAATTAAATACCCTTAGATTAAGGCTTTTGGATGTTTTCTTTAGTTTAGAGTTTTGTGTTAGTAAATTCATATTAGTCTAATAATACCATATAAGCTTCAACATTGTTCTTGCGAAACCAGTTGAGTGCTTTATGGAAGTCGTTAATTTGTTTTGTTGTTACCGTCTTAGGTGCTACTTCAAACACGTATTGGCTACCCATTATAAAATCATACATAGATAGCTCAATACCGTTTAGGTTAAAGCTTTCGCCACTAAATTTATTAGTAACTTCTTCACCTTTATCGTAGATCATACCTTTAAACCATTTAGGTATTGTTTGTTCTTTAATCTTCGTCATCGCCATCTATTCTGAATAAGTCTTCAATTTCACTGCAAATGTTTTCTTCAAGATCATCTGTGTAGTTGAATTCTATGTTAGACACTTCTACTCTATTATCGTAGTTTAATTCAAAGTCAATATCGTAGTTGTCGGCATTATCGAATTGATAGCCTCGTATACCTTCGCACACGGCTTCACGTATTTGATCTCGTATTTCTACAGATATTACAGGTTTGTTTACATCAGCGAGCTGTACTTTAGCTTCTTGTAATTGCTTAGCAAGTGCTGTTTGATCGGTTTCGAATTGCGTTAACGCAGCGGTTAACTCTTTTACTTTTAATTCTAATTGTTCTTTAGTCATATTATTCTTGTTTTATTAAAATGTTTTCACCATATTTGAAATCCCACGCTGAAACTTTATAAAATTCTAGATGGGTAAATGTGTATAGCGAGCTAACGTCGCTAATTTTTAATTCACTATAGAACTCAGTACTTGATAAAGCGTTGACTATAGAGTCTATACTTGCTTGATACTTTTCGTTTTCAGGTGAATGTAATGCTTCTTTGATTTCTGGCTTTAGCCTTTGATAAATTGTTAGTCTACTCATAATTGTTTTTGTTTATTATATTATCGTTTATTGTTCGTGTTTTGTTTGTAAATGTCTTCAAAGTTTTCTAAGGCTAATTTGTAGCCAAAGTTTTTCGCCATTTGCATTAGTAAAAAGTCGTTTGTACCGTTATTTGCCTTAGTGAAGGCTTCTAAATAATCTTCGGTAGGCGTAGCCACAATACCTCGATCGAGCATTTGATACTCTTGTTTAATGAAATTCTTTATATCCATAATATTTAATTTTAATTAGTGGAGGTGGAGAGATTCGAACTCTCTTCCGCAGTGTTTCCCATATAGGGCTTTACACCACGTCAATACCAGGTCACCCCCTGTTGTAACTAGTGAGGATTCGAACCTCATACTCGTCAGTAGTAAACCTACCTAGTTGCCGCTAGAATCGGCCTCTGAAAACAACCGCATGAACTTATCGCCGCGATTGCCCTCCTGCCTTGCCATCTAGCATCGGTTTTCGTATTTTCTATAGAGCCATATACCGTAAAACTCTGCCACTAGCTATTCACTTATGTACACACGTATCTCCTCCCTGAGTTCCTATGTGTCTAATTAAGCTACTCGTCTAGCGTCTTCGCCAAGATTTATGCACTAAGGCACTTAGTTCTTGACTAACTATCTGTATTGTATTACCAGTTTTATGTTCTATTATTGGTACATAACTATAATCTTGAACAGTGCTACAAGGTACACATGTTTTATAACCATACTCTATCCTGATCGGATGAACTTCAACTCCGCATTTACAATACATAATATTTTATTTTTATTTGTTACATTTATATTATCGATAATGCTTCGTGTTGCTTTTGTAAATAATTTAATACACTTGTCCAATCAGGAAATTTATCAGTACCGAATTGTATAAGTTCACCACCGAACTCACCAGCGCCGTTAGCCGTTCTGTCGTCGATCAAATAATCGCCACTTAATAAGTTTTTGTGGTTAGATAGGATCAACTTTTTATAAGCGTGTTTACCTAAGTGTTTACTTACCCACATTCTCTTATGAGTCCAAGATTTAGGCATACCCCACGGCGCAGTGGATAATATATATACATCAAGACCGTCGGTTTCGCATAACTTTTTAAATGCCTCAACCGCATAACCTATGGGTTGTAAGTCTTTAAATATGTGTTGGTGCCAACCTGTTCTATTTAGTTCGGTTTGTAGATCAACCAGGACGCCGTCCATGTCTATATATATTATCTTATTCTTCATAATAATTCTTTTTAATAGCGAAGTACATTTTCTCGATCGCTCGGAACATAACTTCACCGTGTATAGCATTGTAGTCATCACCTTCTTGATCAAAGTCCGCTAATTGCCAGTCAATACTGTCATACATTAATTCCATAGTGACGTCCGCTATTCCTTCAGCGATATCGTCTAATTCTTTCATTTTACCCATACATATAATCTTCCATTGCGTTAATAAAGTCTTCTCTATCTATTATTTGTCTATCGTAGCATTCAAGGTTGAACAAGAAAGCTTCGTGTAGTTCTCGCTTACTTACTGGTACAGCGGGGAATCCACCGTCCTCTAGTATTTCGTAATACTTTTTTACTGAATCACTCATTACCACTTAGTTTCATTAGGCATAGGACCCATAAATTCATAAAACGCTTTGTGGTACTTAGTTATTTTTGCGATAACTAAATGACTAAATTTTCTTACTTTTTTCATTACTTACAGTTTTTATTGTTAAATTCTAATAATCTTCTTATGCGATCGGAATGATTAGGTATTAATGATCTTACCCAATTGTAGCCGTATTCGCTGTTTGGTTTATACCAATGCTTTGTTTGCTTGGTTATTTGGTACATTAGCGGTTTTTTATGGTAATAGTTATCTTGTTTGGTAGATACTCTTACGTGACCGCTAGGATAGGTTGCACCAATTCGTCCATCACTCAATTTAAAATGTAGAGCTCCATCTTTAGTTACTTTAATTAATTCCATGTGTTACTTAATGGTTTAGTATAATAATTTACATTTGTATTTGCACCTATACTTTTAGCGACATTTTGTCGTAGTTGCCACTCGCGTTTGCGGTACTCCGGATCGGTACACCATTTACGCCACGCTGTTGACGTTGTATTAGGTTTATATTTTTTCTCGAATTCATCTATCTGCGCCAGTTTCGCTGCGATCTGGTCGGCAGGGTAGTCTTTAAACTTGGACATAAGTAAGGCCTTTATAGTTAAACCATTGGTATATACCGTCTTTATCGGTTTCTTCATTGTATTTGAAGGCGAATAGTGGAGGCAAATTACCGACTGTATAGCATTTGTACTTTACATTACCTAGTTTAATAGTTTTGTCAGTGGATATTTTAAATTTCTGCATATATATTATTTTATTTGTTACATTTATATTATCGTTTGTAGGTCGTATTGACTTTGTAAATTTATCTACTATGATAGAAAGTATGAATACGTTCCGATCTGTTCTGAGCTTCCCAGAGCTTAGTGTGAGAGTAAGATCTACCCTTACTACCCGCTCCTTTGGCTTTTACTTGGTACTTTTTGTACTCTTTATCGGTTAATCCGCTACATAGATCACCTCTAGTTACTTCTATTCTATGCTTTTTAGCTTTCGCTATTCGGGCGTTTTTAACGTATTCACACGCTTCTTTCATTGTCATCATAGTATTCGTTTTAATTGTTCTTTAATTGCTAGTATATCTTCGTCACTGACTTCAACTTCTTCGTCACTCTCCCGTTGCCATATAACATTGTACATAGCGTCGTGGAAATTGTTACCTATTATCTCATCTAAGCGATTAGCGATTTCTTTAGTTTCGTCCCAAGTTAAATTCATTGTTAGTTATTTATTTATTACAATTATATTATCGTTAAGTGATCGTATTAGTATTGTATATTATTTTCAATTTGAGTCATTAGAGAAGCAAATAATTGCTCAGTGGTTTCGCCATCTTCTAAACTACATTCGTTAGTTACAAAGTCTAGTACTCTTATAGCAACGGAAGCAAAGCCGTTGAGGTCATATAGGTCGACATAGTATTCGATTGTTTCGGGATTCCAGTAGAATTTAGTATTTTTCATATTATTTAAATTTATTTGCTACTTCGTATATTTCTTCTTTATCGTCCTGATCCAAATTGTCTGTTTGATTAGCGTACATTCTTAGTACATAGTGTACAAAGGTACAATCACCGTCGGTAAGTTTTATATTTCTCATATTACTTGTTCATATTTATTGTTACTTCAACCCAGCCTTTCTCACTGTGACCGGCATATACTTTTAATCCGTCTTTAGTTAGTATTTCTTCTAACCGTTCCGCTGCTCGCCAAAGACTTGGTTCTGGCATTTCATCGTGTTCGTCGTCGTACATTACTTCGCCTCTACATTGGTAGAACACATCGTCTACGTCATTCTCTACTAGTTCAAAATCCCAACCGTTTACGGTAATATTTTCACATAATTCCATATCTATTCAGTTGTAAAGGTTGATGGAAATTTTGACACCATAAACTTAGCTAACCCAAGTCCGTCATTTGCACTGTTTGCAATGTGTTTCGCTATCCGATCTTGCATTTCGAATAAGTCATCTTGGCAATACTGATCACACAAGAAGAATCGGTCACCACCCATTAGTTCGCATAGGTCATCGATGAATTGTACATTTTTACTCATATTTCTTTATTTATTATTATTTATTAACCACATTAACTGTGCGTATTCTTCATATTCTTGTTCGCTATTAAATCCGTGTTCACTCATATTATTTAGTATTTGTAGATTTATAAAATTCAATTCTTTCGTTGACTTCGTCTCGAGTTATTTCACCCGTCATTTGCCGTAATACATCGGTAGACATATCGATCCGTTTTCCGTTAGGACATTTTAGTATAAATTGCATAATTAGTATTTTTAAGATTAATAGAAATCGTAGTAGATATCCCATACTTTAGAACGCTGTTCGTCGGTTAATTTAGTATAGTGTTTATCGAATAGATTATAAGATATTTTTAGTAAGTCGGTAGATTGTGTAGACATTGTTATTAGTATTTTTATTATTCATATATATTATCGTTTGGTATTCGTATTTATATTGTAAAAAGTATATACTTTGTTTGTGAGTTAAAATAGTAGTACAGGTATTGTCCTCAACCTCTAAGTACCTAAATAAATTATTTTCAAAAATAGTGTGACAATAGGGTATTAAGTAAATATAATAAGAAGCTATCGTCGCATACCGATTTAAGATCAAATACCTAAAATTTGACTGTGTTATAGGTGGTTGCTATACACCTCAGTTACGATGCGTATTAAGTGGTGGATCCCTCAGTGTATTTACCCTGCCCAGTTAAGCCTGCTTCAAAGCCATAGGTTCGGACAGTCACCCGTTGAGGTTAGACTTAGATTACTTTACTTCCTCTAAGTCAATTCTTTCAATTACTGTATTTCTAACATTAGATGGCATATCGGTAGATTGAGACCAATAACCTCTTTTAATCCAACAAGGCATGATGTTTAGTTTAGGTAACATTACTTTAAGTACTTCATCATGATTGTAAGTAATCTTTTGATTTTTGTTGTTAACAAAGGTTATAATTTGATTACGACCATACCAAGATTTTCTTACTACAAAGTTTTTTCTTTCAATAGGTGGGAAGATTTCATTTAGTTCTTCTTTAGATAGTTTAGAAATTGTTTCATTTAGTTTAATAGAATTCATAAGATTTTATATTTATTAAGTTATTATTTATTTGTTACATTTATATTATCGTATACTAGACGTGTTAAGTTTGTAAGTTTATTTAGATTATATCTAATTCAAGTAGTATACTTTCAAGTATATCCTCCTCGAGGAATTGTTCCTGGTCGTAGTCCAGTTTCATGATCTCGATCTGATCTAGGATCTCGGATAAATGTCCAGGATATCTGGATACTATTAGTTGTTCAATTCTGTTCATATTATTTTGTTTTATTTATATTGTTGTATTAATTTGTTTATATCATTTAGATTTGAAAAGTGGTAATGATAGATAACTTCTTTTGTGTTTGAATTGAATATTGTAAAATCATACATTTTGTGATTTGAGCAATAATAAATTTGAAAGAAAGTTTTGTTTTTAAAGATTGTATTAGACATTTTATATTTGTTTTTATTTGTTACATATATATTATCGTTTTGATATCGTATTAAGTTTGTAGAGTATTGTAAGTGCTATACATGCTATACACGGTGTGACGGAGTATACTCTTCCGATCGTATCACAGGATCAGGCCGTAAAGCTGTTGGTTCCGACTTACGAGTAAAGCTCACGCAGTCTAAATGCAATGCAGAACCAGGATCAGATCAGGTCATGATCAGTTCAGCGCTCCAGGATCTCGGTCCCGATGACTTTGCTCGTGGACTCATCACGATAGCACACGCGCAGATAATTGCTGAGGTGCTGATCAGTTTTGAATTCGAGCACGCGACTGTTGTAATTGCCGCGCCAGTTCTTTGTATCTATTCTTACAAGCATGTTAAAAGGTTTAAGGTTAATGTTTATTCTGTTTGTTGGACTGTACTGTCATGTAGCCAGCAGCCAGCAGCAAGACCGCGAATATGATCCCGATCCCGATGTCTGTGATCTGTGTCATCAGGCTATCCATAGATCCCGAATGATGTTGGCACGTTACCCATGATCAGATTGGTTACGATCGCAAGGATCCCGATCCCGACTGCTGTTGTCATTGTTACAGCGTAAACGTTTAGCGCTAGATTGATCCATACATTGTGGTGAAATTTAATTTGTCTCATAGTTATTATTGTTATTGTTATTGTTATTATTTGTTATTCATATATATTATCGTAGGTGTATCGTAACAATACCGTAAGAAACAACTGAGCGCGAGATCATGCTGGACTGGATCAGGATCAGATGCTGTGCCGCGCTGTGGCCTGGAGCTGTGGCTGTGCTGGACCTGGATAAGCGCAATCCCGAGCCAGGATCCTGTGAGCTGTGCTGATGTTAATGCTATACGCAAAGCTGGGATCATACAAACGTAAACGTGAAACGTGGGCGGGGCTGGGAAAACAAAAGCGCTTTTACTTTTAGTGGTAGACAGTGAATTGATAGTAGCAACCCATTACCTCTATATATCTAAGTATTTTTTAAATATTTTGCGACGGTAGGTTGTTATATATAATAGTAGCTAGCTATCGTCACTTTTAATAAACCAGAAAACAGCGTAATCATACAAAGTATGTCACTAAAATAAGATTATGCCACAAAAATTATCTCCTGCAGCGCGTCGTAGAAAGGCCGCTAGGGACAAAGCTTACGCGATGACCCCACGGAGGAGAAAAATGAAAGCTGAAAACCAAAAACGTCGTCGAGCCGCTGGCAGTAAAGCCAAAGGTAAGGACTGGGACCACAAGAATAAGAGGTGGGAGACCCCTAAACAGAACAGAGGGAACGATGGGTTAGGCACAAAGAGAGAATCAGGCAAAAAATACTAAAAAAAACTCGTAAACGAGTATAATAAACAAACAACCGACCAAAATGGCTAGAATACCTACTTATCATGCTGATACTAATGTATCCGATTTAGACAGAATAATTGGAACAGACGGAGATAGTCCAGACTTAACTACAAAAAACTTCTTTTTAGGAGATATTGCATCGTATGTTATAGATAAATTTATTGAACCAGACGGTAGTGATTACTATTTACCTGTTTTTCGAGCAGAAGGGACAAGAATTACTAACTCTATAATATCTCAAGACATTGCCCCACTGGGCGGCGCTATAACCATAGCAGGTAATACTACAATAAATAAGGATCTCGCTGTGTTAGGCAAATCTACTTTAGTTGGAGATGTTGTTTGTAGTAATAACCTAGACATTGGTAACGAATTGGATGTAGCAGGCGCTACAACACTTAGAAGTTCACTAGTTGCTGAGAACGCAGAGTTCAAACAGCAAGTAATCATGCGGGATAAGCTGGATGTATATGGGAGAACAAACATATACAGTCCGTTAATTGTGCATGAAGAGTTAACAGTAAGAGGTGTAGCAGAGTTTCAAGATAGAGTAACCATACAGGATCAACTACTAGTACAGGATGATGCCACTTTTGAGCAGAGTATAGGTGTTAAAGGTAAAATTATTGGGCAAGATGAAATATCAATTGACGGTGCAGGATTTTTTGGCGGCACAGTTAGTGTAGAGGGTGAATTAAACGTGCTTGAAGCAATAAGTCTACAAAACGGAGACATGACCCTAAATTACGGTGGACAAATAAAGAAAGTTAATGATCCAACTGCAGGCCAAGACGTAGTTACTTTAAATTATTTACGAAACTACACTAAGTTTGGAAACTTTATAGTTTTAAATGGATTAGTTAACAATATAGCGTCCCAAGGCGGTGGTTATGACTATATGGAGTGGACAAGCAATGTAACAGGACCTACTCAAATACCTATATTTAAAACCGGTAATGATCTAAGGTTAATAAGTGTTACTTGGGCTTTTATGGGAGGGCAAGCGTTAAGCATACAGCCAGGAGAAAGTATAGATTTTGGTATAGGAGTAGTTAAACAAGGAGTTTCATCCGACATAACCAACTACACAGAAGATAAAAAGCTGTTTTCTATAACAGATGTAGATAACGGTACATTCCCGCACGGTATAGTAAAATTTGACGAGCAGAAGGCTTTGTGGTATAGAGGAGAGCACTTAGCTGTAGTAGGAACAGAAGCAGGGGCTATAACGCCGATAGACGGAGAACTAGCTTTATCCTTCACATTTGAGATAGTAGAAATAGAACAGTAAAATAACAACATGGCTAGAATAGGATCGTATAAGTTAGACAAAAATATTACTAGCGCAGATAAAGTAGTAGGAACAGACTCTTCAGGAGCGGTAACAAAAAACTTTAATCTAGCAGACCTAGGAGGATTCTTTTCAGAGGGCTTTGTTAACGTAAATGGACAACACGCTTGGAAGTTTAAGGACAAAACAGAAATGGGTTGCTTTACTGGCCCTAAAGATAGTCAGTCTTTAAGCACGGTTACTTCTATAGAATTAAACAGACGTACGCTAGCTCATAAAGATGTTAAACACTTTTTGTCAGAGTATGAAGGCAAACGGGTGTTATTAGTAGATGTTGCAACCCCGGACGTTTATGGTGTATTTGATGTATCATCATTGAACGAGAATCCAAAGAAAAAAGACAACTTCACAGTTGGGCTAAGTCCTGTGTCAAGTAACGGTGTTATATCTTATGATAAAGTATATGCCATCTCGGTGTATGCACAAACTAGAACCTATGCGTGGAGGCAAAATTCAGCATCAACCACATGGACTATACCTCACAACCTAGGTAAATTCCCTAGTGTTAGCTTAAAATTTTCAAGCAGCGACAAAGTATATGAAAACGTAGGAGCCTTCGCTGGGGTGGACTACGTAGATAAAAACAACTTAACCATTAATCTCGCGGCCGCAGAAAGCGGATACGCTTATTTAAACTAAAAACATGGCAATACCATTTTTAAATCACTTAGACTTAAGGAGTGTATCGGAATTACAAAACGCGATCCTTCACAAAACAACAGCATCTTCAGCGTCAAATGTTGAAGGTAAGATAATTTACGACACAGGATCAAACACTGTTAAATATTACGACGGAGGATCTTGGGTTAGTGTTTCAGGTAACGCTGGAGATATTACGGCAGTAAACACCTCAAGCACTTCAGGTTTATCTGGGGGAACAACTTCAGGAGCAGCGAATTTACAAGTTAATGTAGATAATAGTACAATAAGAATAACCAGCAACAAGTTAGCAGCTAAAACCGCAGCTATAGTAAATGGTGGAGGTGGATTAGCAACAGCTGACCAAATTCACACTTTTGTAACACAACAAAGAGATACAATAGCCGCTGATACTACAGGTAACGCCGCTACAGCAACAAACGTAGCCTACTCTGGTTTAACTGGTACTGTTCCAACTTGGAACCAAAACACAACTGGTACTGCTGCAAATGTTACAGGAACGGTAGCAATTGCTAATGGTGGTACAGGTGCTACAACAGCTTCACAAGCTAGAACTAATTTAGGAGTTGTAAATGATACTGGTACACCTGCTATTTTATCTAACGGTAGTGCACCATCTCTTAATTCAGGAATTACCGCTACGGAAATAAGAAATTTAATTGGAGCAGGTACTGGAAACGGTAACGGAGATATAACAGCGGTATTAACGCCAGCAGCTGGTGGTTTATCAGGAGGTGTAAGTTCTGGTAGTGCTAGTTTGAGTCTTAAGAACTCAGGATCTCTTACATCTAATAATATAGTTAAGTGGGATAATTCAAATAACCAATTAGCTCCTAGTAAGATTACTGACGATGGGACAACTGTATTCATAAACGGTAACTTAGACGTAGCTGGTACAACTACAACCATAGATTCTACCACAGTAGCTATTGGTGATAACATGATGGAGTATGCTAAAGACAACTCATCAAATGTTAGCGATATAGGTTGGTTTGGTAAGATAGTATCAAGTGGTACAAAGTATCCTACAATGTACTACGACGCGAGCTCAGGTGTTTCAACTCCAACTTTTATGGTTGGGCTTGCAACAACAAAACCAGGGTCAACCGCAGCTATAGTTACAAAAGGTACGGTTAATGCGAACTTAGTAGGTAATGTAACAGGTAACGTGTCAGGGTCTTCTGGATCATGTACAGGTAATGCCGCTACAGCTACGAAATTACAAAACGCAAGAAACTTCTCTATTGGAGGAGATATTACTGCTTCTAATGTTTCGTTTAATGGTACAGGAAATGTAGCGCTAAATGCTACCATAGACGCTAATGTTGTTGGAGCTTCAGAACTTAAAGTATCATCTAACGGTACAGCTGGCCAAGTACTAGCTTCTGATGGTGATGGAACTTTTAGCTGGACAAATAAAACAGCTGGAGCAAACAATGCTACTGTAAGTATTACTACAAGTAACGGTTTGACCGGCGCTACTAGTTTCACACTGAATCAATCAGCTAATAAGACAATTGCTTTATCTGTTGATAACGCATCCAGCGGTGGTAAAGGTGTTATACGACTTGCGTCAAAAGCAGATGTGCAAGGAGGTACTCAAACAAGTGAGGCTATTACATCAGACACGTTAGCTGCTAAATCTGTTGTGTCTACAATCGTAGCCGCGTCAGTTAGCTCTACTTCGTTGTTCGCTGAGATTAATCACGGATTAGGAACTGAGGATGTTATTGTACAGTGTTTTGACGCTACTACTAAAGAAACAGTTTTTGCTGAAATCGAAAGAAAAGACAAAGCTGGAACCAATTCAACATCAAAAATAACAGTAAGATTTTCGGGGGTGCCTGCTAATAACGTAGAGGTACTTGTAACATCTATAAAAGGAGCGACTAGCACGAACCCATCTTACTCATAAAATCTAATTTATGCCAATTGAATTTTTAAAGGACGTAACCGTAAATGGGGACGTAAATATACCTGAATACATAAACCATATCGGCGATCCCCATACTAAACTGGGGTTCGTCGCTAATGGTAATTTTGCTGTGTTTACACCTTACGGTAATAATACAAGTGCTGAACGCTTTAGAATAACAAATGGTGGATACGTAGGTATATTAAATAAAAACCCAAAAACTGCTTTAGATGTAGCGGGTACAGCTACTGTGCAGAATAACCTGCATGTTGTTAAAGGTAGTGTAGGGGTAAAAACCGAGTTCCCTCAACATCCTCTCCATGTAAGAGGTGCTGGATACCTTGAAGGAGGTATTTTCTTAGGCGGGCAGAGTCAATATAATTTGCTGGATGATTACGAAGAGGGTTTTTGGAATCCTGTAATTGGGATTTATGATTTTCTGAAGGGGACAACTACTAAGTACGAGACAGAAAAAAGAGCCTCAAACCAATATACAAAGATTGGTAATGTAGTGTATTGCCAATTTATTTTAGAATGGGAGGGGAGCTTTCCCTGGTATTCAAGTAATACCAATGCTTTTATGATTGATCATAGTTCTTTACCTTTTGATCCAAACGGTAGAGTGTCTAGTTTAACTGGCACTTACAACACGATCAATAGTAATGGTATTTATAATAGATCAACAAACACTCTAGCAACTCCGAGCCTTTTCCCATATAGATCCGGGAGTGGCTCAGCCATGCACGTTGGTTTCTTTGCTAAAAAGGGGCCAGTTCAAAATTTTGAAACAGCGACAACAGACGCGATTACTATAGGTAAAAGTGAAAAATTTACTATTACCGGTTCTTTTGCTTACCACTTAGGAACATGGGAAGAGTTAATGTAAAAGAAATAAAAAATGGAATTAACAAAAGAGATAGTATTAGATAAAGTAGAGTTTGTAGGTCCTTGGAAAACTATTCAAGAAAGGCTGAAAACTATTATACGCGAAGGAGAAGTAGTTATAAGTTCTCAAATTAATAGAAAAATATATCCTATAACAGAATATACTTCTGTGACAGAACTGCCAGAACGTCTCCATCCTTATGCTTACGGTGTATGGACAGAAGAGTTGTTCATGGCCTCCCAGCAAAAAGAAGCTGGCTTTATAGAGCAATGGGAAGAAATGCAGGAAACTGAAGATTAATAAGTATAATAAAAGCGTAATATATATAAAGTAAACCGATTATTAATACAAAACCAAAACCAATGACAGTTTATTACCAGACTAATTCGTGGAATAGTCAACCACAACCAACAGAAGACCGATTAGAATTATGGAATCACATTGCCGATAAAGCTAACTGGCGTATAGTTCAATTACCAAATGGATATTACCAAACGGAATATCAAGATCTTAGAAAAGATGATACGTGGGTCGATATAACAAGACGAGAAACAATGGAGGCAGCAGAAACCTCTATAGACTCTACTATCGAACACTATAATAAAAAATTAGAATTTATAAAGGGACCTAAAGTAGTTAAAACCTTTAAATAATAAAATGCGCCGCTTGAGGCCGACCACAGGCAAATACACGTGGGAACCCCAAAGGGATATCCGGCGCATACCTACACGCTGCTCGCGAAGAGTACAATCAAATTAAATTAAATTAAATGGAATACAACAATCCAAGTGAGATAGTGAAAACACTCACTTTTGGCGGAGAAGCCAAAGAGCAGATCATGCAAGGTGTCGAAAAATTATCAAACGCAGTAAAGAGCACATTAGGAGCATCTGGAAAATGCGTAATATACGAAGACGCACTAGGCAGACCGGTGATAACAAAAGATGGTGTAACCGTTGCGGAAAGCGTAGTCTTACTACATCCGGTCGAGAACATAGGAGCCACTCTTATAAAAGAAGCGGCAAGTAATACAGTAAAGGAAGCAGGAGACGGTACAACAACATCAACCGTCCTTGCTCATTCCTTGCTTAAAACAGTTAACAAGCATTTAGATGAAGAAAAAGTTAGAGAACTTAAGAGCGGCATTATTAGCGGTTCTGAAAAAGTCATGGTTTATCTTGATAAAACCAGTACTGAAGTTAAGGGTGAAATGCTTAAACAAGTTGCAGGGATTTCATGCAATAATGACCAAGCGCTCGGCGACAAAATTGGAAAAGCTTACGAAAAAGTTGGAAAAAATGGAGTCGTATTAATGGAAGAGTCTGATACAAACGAGACTTATGTTGAGTTTGTTGACGGCGTTCAATTTGACAGTGGCTTAAAATCACCACATTTATCTACGGATAAAAACAAAGGTACTGCTACATTAGAAGATCCTTATGTACTAATAGTATCTTCTCCAATACCAAATATACGAAGAATACAAAACGTATTAGAATTCGTAATCAAAAATAAGAAAAGTTTACTAGTAGTAGCAGACGTGGAACAACAGCCATATCAAACTCTATTAGCGAACAAGGTAAAAGGAAACATAAAGATAAATATAGTTGACTTACCTGGATTCGGCCCTACTAAACAACAGACACTAGAAGATCTAGCTATATTGACAGGGGCTACAATTATAAACGAGGAGTTAGGAGACGATTTAGACTTCATAGAGCCTAATGTATTAGGTAAAGCTTTTAAGTCCGTTACGGATGATAAAAACACTGTTCTACAAGTAGCTGAAGCAACTGAAGAAGTAGCTTTAAGAATAATAGATGTAGAAAAGCAAATAGGTGAAGAAACTAATCCATTTTTTAAGAAACAATTAGAACAACGCTTGTCTATGTTAACTGGTCAAGTTGGCATTATATACGTTGGCGCGGATTCTAAGGTAGAACTTAAAGAGAAAAAAGATAGGGTTGAAGACGCTATATATGCGACGAAAGCTGCTTATAAGGAAGGAATAGTTGCAGGAGGCGGTGTAGCGTTATTAAATGCTTCTACTATAATTAAACCTAAAAACAAAGGAGAGGAAGTGCTGCTTGAAGCAATAAAAGCTCCATACCATACTATATTAGAAAATGCAAACATACCAGTTGTATATCCCTCAATGAAAAACAGAGGTATAGACGTTAAGACTGGCAAAGATGTTAATATGGTTAAAGCAGGGATAATTGACCCAGTGTTAGTTACAAAGTCTGCTTTAAAAAATGCAGTAAGTGTTGTTGCTACTATAATATCAGCGGATTGTGTAATCAGTAATAAAAGATTAGCATGAGAGCAATAAATCATTTTTTAATAGTAGAGAAAATTAAAGAGGCTCCTAAAAAAGTGGGTGGACTTGAACTTACGGAGAAACAAAATAAAGACGTTAGATATCTTAAAGCTAAAGTCATTAGTGTTGGAGATCAAGTGCCTATGCTGAAAAAAGACGACGTAATCTGGTATGATAAACATGCTGGACACGGTATAGAGTGGGATGGCAACTTCTACTTGGTATTAAAAACGCCTGATATAGTACTTATAGAATGAAACTAAGTGCTGTTGATTTGCAAGATATGAACTTATTAAAGTATTACAGGCTTATAAGAAAATGGGCTTGCAAAACTTATGAGTTAAAAGATGCGGACTTAGAGCTCTTGATATACTTAGATTGCAAGAAGCTTTTTACACGTGATGATTTTATAAATGGCGTGTATACATATAGTTGGGATAAAAACAGATGGGAAAGATTACGTAGAGAGGGCTGGATAGATGTTTTTAAAGAACGCAATAGAACCACGTCAAAATACGCATTATATAAGACTTCTTTCAAATGTCAAAAGCTAATAAAGCGCATTTACAAAATAATGCTCGCAGAAGAAGATATGCCGACATCACAGAGAAGTACATTCTATAAGAATAAAACATATACAGATAAAGTTTACAATAAAGCTATTGACGATATGATAAACGATAAAGATCGATGAGTTTCAAACTAAAATCAAAAGGCGAAATATTCGGCATCAATGAGGAGTTATCCAAATTTGGTAGACCAGTTTTTGAAAAAGATTTAGGCGATGATATTATTGCAGAGGCTAATCGAGATGGCACTACATTTGTAAATAAAAATGCGAGCGAAGCTCAAAAGCGCGGCTCTATTAACGAAGAAGACAATCACCACGACCAAATGATGACAGGACGTTTACAGTATACGAACGAAGAGGTTATTTGGAAAAAAGACACAAGGTCACCTGCTAGAGTATATCAGCGTATAGGTGGCAGGATAGTAAACAAAACAACCAATGAGCCAGAAGGCGGAAACCTTGAATGGGAAGCCGAGGCCAAAAAAGAAGACTAACATCATGGGAGTAATACCAACCACAGCAAAAGCCTCTCGCTCATGCGCGAAGAACAGTATGCTAAAGCAAACTGAAAAAGACTTATCTGACGGCCAAAGCACAAAATCAGTAAGTACCGCGGATGAATTCACACCTATAGGCGAAAGCGGATTTTCATCGCAAGGCCTCGCAACAACAACAACTATTGAAAATGCGGGTACACCAGATCAAATTATCCCTGGTAAAAATGTTGAAAAAATAGAAACAGACAATCAAAAATACTTAGATAGTTTTAAAGCTGGTTTTCAAAGAGACAATGAAGGGTTTGATAATATTGATGATTATAGAAAAAACAAAGAAAAGAAATATAAGCCAACTGTAAAGAAAGGTACACCACCAAAAAAAGAAGAAGATAAAGTAACGGATCCTAATTTTGAAACAGCAAAAGGATTAGAAAACTGGGATGCTCGCCAAGACGTCCGTCAGTCTAAGTACTTGAACAGAATGGATCGCCAAGCTGAAAGACGCCAAGATAGATACGAAAGAAAGTACAATGCTGATGGCACTAAGAAAAGCAAAGAAGATAGGAAAGCTATGCGTCAACAGCAAAGAGCTGATAGAGCTGCTAGTAATATAAAGAGACAGCAAGATCTTCAAAATCAAATTAGAGAAAGAAAAAGCTTAAGAGATGTGCAAAGATCTCAGGGTAGTTTCGGCGGTGAAAAATATCAAGTTGGTAACGTTAGAGAGAATCAATCTGGTATAGATAACAGAGTAACAAAATCTCTTTTTACGCCAACACAGATAAGTAAAGCTGTTAAGACACAATCAGAGCAACCTACTACTTTCCAAGAAGTAGCAAATACCTTGGGCACAGTATTCGGCAAAAAAGAAGGAGGCAGCACAGTAGGTAATATGATACGTAGTGTAATACAGAATCCAGATGGCATGAGAAAAGCAGGGCCAATGAAAAAAGCTTACTTTAAAAACAAATAGTTATGGCAGGATATATACAACCGGAAAGCAGTTCTGCGGTAAAGAAGCTCCGTAAAACAACAAAAGGAAAAGGAAGACATTTCTTAACAGCAGAAGAAGGAGCAGGTATGACAGCGGCTGGAAGAAAGGCTTATAATAAAAAAACAGGTGGTAATTTAAAAGCGCCACAACCTGGAGGAGGGAAACGAAGAACATCTTACTGCGCTAGATCTAAAGGTCAAATGAAGCAACACGGGATAAATTGTTCTAAAACTCCTAAGAAAAGAATTTGTGCTGCACGAAGAAGATGGAAATGTTAAATCACATACTAGGCAGCTGCGGTGAGAATCATATAAATATATTTCACATAGCTATGCCTTTACTAATAATTTTAATTTATGGAATCAAAAGGACTAGGCGATACAGTTGAGAAATTTACAAAAGCAACTGGTATTAAGACTGTTGTAGATAAAGTATCTCAAGGCTTAAATATACCTTGCGGTTGCCAACACAGAAAAGAAAAGTTAAACAAAATATTTCCTTATAAAAAATAGAAAATGAGTTACAATAAACCAATCACATCGAGAATACAACATTCTACCCAAGGCGGAATGAAGGTGCAAGAGCCTTTGTTAGACGTAGGTAGCGTAGCTAAGTATAAAGCAGACACATCTTTAATGGGTAAAGATCATTACAAGAAGTTCCAATCAACTACCATCGATGCTACAAAATCAGCTGATACAGCTCCTGAACCAGTAGCTAAGCAAACAGCAGGGCAAACTGCAACGTTTGGACCTAAGGGCACAAATCCTAATCCAAAGCTCTACGCGGGTATAGTAGCTGAAGGCAAAGGAGTTAAAGACAAAAAAACACCAGCTAAAAGTCTTGGTCCAAAAGCTGTAGGTAAAAACTACAAGAACGGGTATTACGGAAAGTAATGAAAAAATTATGGCAATGGCTAACAGGTTCTGTTATAAAAGAAGTTGGTAAAGTACTAGATGACTTAACAACAACAAAAGAAGAGAAGCTAGAAGCAAAAAGACTTATTACTCAGATTCTTGAGCAAGCAGATAAAGAAGGCCAAGAGCAAGTTACTAGAAGATGGGAATCAGATATGAATTCAGATTCTTTCCTTTCTAAAAACATACGCCCTATGGTACTTATATACTTAACGTTTATATTTACTATTTGTGCGTTCTTTGATGGAAACGTTGGAGAATTTAAAATAGCAGAAGAGTATATCCCAATATTCCAAACTCTTCTTGTGACAGTATATGGTGCGTATTTTGTTGGGCGTACTTGGGAGAAAGCAAAAAAATCCAGCAACAAAGACAATTAAATATAATAAAATGAAAAAAGTAGAGAAGTTAACAAAAAAAGAATTAGAAGCTTTAACTAACATTATTAAGCAGCTGAATAGTGTACAATCACAAATTGGTGGCTTAGAATTACAAAAGCATGAATTACTCCACACCTTCGCGCAAGTGAAAGTTAAACTTGATGAGCAGCAAAAAGAATTGCAAGTTAAGTACGGAGATAAAATTATTGATGTTAATACAGGAGAGTTAAATGAGCCTTCTAAGGAAGATTAGTATAGGGAAAGACTATAAAAATGACGCCATGCACTATTCTGTTGGACAGGAAGTGTATGGTGGTCATACTATAGTTAATATTATAGAAGAAGAAGAAAAGTATTCTGTCTATATTAAAAAAGGATCTGATGTTATTCCCTGGAAAGACTTCAATAAAAATATGGCTATAGCTATAGAATATAATATTGATTATTAATGAAGGGTGTTTTTGATTTTGTTGTAGTTCCTAAAAGCAGCAGATACACTAATACCAAAGATGTAGACGGTAAAGAATTAATATTAAACACTGAGCTTCAAAACCACAACTTTGTATCTAGAGTAGGTATTGTAGTTATGGTTCCTAGTGTCAACGACATAGGTGTTAACATAGGAGACGAGGTAATATTACATCACAACGTGTTTAGGAGATTTAGAGACATACGTGGTATTGAAAAAAACAGCAAGAGCTTTTACAAAGACAATATGTACTTTGTATCACCTTCCCAAATATTTGCTCGTAAAGCGAAAAAAGAATGGGAGCCTATAAAAGGATTTAACTTTGTAGCGCCTATAAAAGAGGACAAGATGTTCTCTACCGACTTTGAGAAGCCGTTAATAGGCATACTAAAATACAAAGACACTAGCTTAAAAGTTATGACCGTTGGTGACTTAGTGGGTTTTAGTCCAGGAACAGAATATGAGTTTTTAATTGAAAAACAAAAAATGTATCGAGTTCCTACCAATCAAATTACAATTAAATATGAATATCAAGGAAACGAAGAAGAGTATAATCCTAGCTGGGCAGCGGGCGGTTGAAGAGCTAATAAAAGTAGCTAAGGAACCTATTGTAGATTCCGACGATGACATATCAGCTGATAGGCTTAAGAATGCGGCAGCCACTAAAAAGCTGGCTATATTCGACGCGTTCGAAATATTATCAAGAATACAAGAAGAAGAAGCTATATTAGAAAACAAACCTAAAGAGGAAGAAAAGAAGAAAACTTTTTCAGGGTTCGCAGAAAAAAGAAGCAAGTAATGTACGAGCAGACTTTATATAGCGTAATAACTCCCATAAAGCAAACCACAATATCAAGGTTAAATAAAAGCAAAAAATGGAGGTATGGATACAACAAGGAACACGATGTTGTTGTTATAAGTAAGACTGGGCAAATTGGTGAAATATACAATATACAGAATTTAAAAATTGCATTGCCAAAAGAACCAGTCAAAATTAATAAGTCTAGTGATAAGTGGGTAGCAGATGAATACCCGAAAGAGCTAAAACAAATACAAAGTGTTTTTGATTGGCGAGATTATCCTGAAGACTTCAAAGAAAAATGGGAACCATATATAGATGAACAATTCAAGCGCAGAGAAGAAGGCCATTGGTTCAATAATAAGAGCATGGCTACTTACATTACTGGCACTCACTTTATGTACTTGCAGTGGAGCAAGATTGACGTTGGGAAACCAGACTTTAGGGAAGCAAACAGACTATTCTTTTTATTCTGGGAGGCTTGCAAGGCAGACTCACGATGTTACGGAATGTGTTACCTTAAGAACCGTCGTTCCGGATTTTCATTTATGTCTTCAGCAGAGACCGTTAATATGGCAACAATTACGTCGGATGCACGGTACGGTATCTTGTCTAAGTCTGGAGCCGATGCTAAGAAAATGTTCACTGATAAGGTTGTACCAATATCCGTTAACTACCCCTTCTTTTTCAAACCGATCCAGGACGGTATGGACAGGCCCAAGACCGAACTTGCCTATAGAATCCCAGCCAGTAGACTCACTAGAAAATCCTTACAGAATAAGAAAGATCAGGAGCTCCTCGAGGGTCTTGATACCACAATCGACTGGAAGAACACGGGTGACAACTCCTACGATGGGGAGAAACTTAAACTCCTCGTCCACGATGAATCGGGTAAATGGGAAAGGCCGGACAACATCCTCAACAACTGGAGGGTCACGAAAACAACATTAAGACTAGGGGCTAGAATTATCGGTAAGTGTATGATGGGAAGTACATCAAACGCTTTAGATAAAGGAGGAGAGAACTTCAAAAAACTATATAATGACTCAGACGTTACAAAACGAAACCGCAATGGACAGACTAAGTCAGGATTATATTCTCTGTTCGTTCCTATGGAATGGAATTACGAAGGATTCATTGATTCTTATGGAATGCCTGTATTCGAAGATCCATCAGAAGATTGCGTTGGACCACACGGAGAGTCTATCGAGGTCGGTGTCATCGAACATTGGGATAATGAAGCGGAAGGTTTAAAAGGCGACCAGGATGCTTTAAATGAGTTCTACAGACAGTTTCCTAGAACAGAAGAACACGCATTTAGAGACGAAACAAAAAATAGTATATTCAATTTAGTAAAAATATACGAACAAATAGATTATAACGAAGATTTAAAAAGCTCAGCAGTAGTTACTACGGGTAGTTTTAACTGGGAGCATGGTGTTAAAGATAGCAAAGTTATGTTTTCACCAAATCCAAACGGTAGATTTAAAGTTTCTTGGGTTCCTAAGATTGCTTTACAAAATAAACAAGTGATTAAAAATGGGGTAAGACACCCCGGCAATGATCACATTGGGGCGTTTGGTTGTGATAGCTATGATATATCAGGAACAACAGATGGGAGAGGATCGAAGGGTGCTTTGCACGGTTTAACTACTTTTAGTATGGAGGATGCACCTCCTAACACTTTCTTTTTAGAATATGTAGCTAGGCCACAAACCGCTGAAATGTTTTTTGAAGATGTTTTAATGGCATTGGTATTTTATGGAATGCCTATATTATGTGAAAACAATAAACCTAGATTATTGTATTATTTAAAGAGACGAGGGTATAGAGGATACTCTATGAATAGACCTGATAAACTTTATAATAAGTTATCTGTAACAGAAAGAGAAATAGGTGGAATACCAAACTCGTCAGAAGATATAAAGCAAGCTCACGCAGCTGCTATAGAAACTTATATTCAAAATCACGTAGGTGTAACTAGTGATGGAGAATATGGGTCAATGTACTTTAATAATACCCTGAATGATTGGGCGAAATTTGATATAAATAAAAGAACAAAATTTGATGCCGCTATTAGTTCAGGTTTAGCTATAATGGCGTGCAATAGACATCTATATAGACCAAACCCACGAGTTGAAAAACAAAAGTTAAATTTAAGCATTGCAAGGTACAAAAACAACGGTGCAATTTCGAAAATAATAAAATAAGTATGGCTGAGTCAGTTATAAATAGTTTTTTCCCAAGCCAAGTTGCTAGCGACGCAGAGAAAGTGTCACCTGAGTATGGATTGAGAGTTGGTAGAGCTATTCAAGATGAATGGTTTAAATCCGATTCTGGTAGTAATAGATATAAGAGTAATCAAAATACTTTTCATAAGCTGAGGTTATATGCTAGAGGTGAGCAACCAATACAAAAGTACAAAGATGAGCTATCAATTAACGGTGACTTGTCTTACTTAAATATAGACTGGAAGCCTGTTCCTATAATACCTAAGTTTGTAGACATCGTTGTTAACGGAATATCTGAAAGAGCTTTTGATATAAAAGCACACACGCAAGATCCTTATGGTGTTTCAAAAAGAACTAAATATTTAGAAAGTATAATAAGAGATATACAAACTAAAGAGATTAATGACTTTGCGCAAGAAAACTTCGGTGTAAATTTATATGAAAACCCACCTGAAATGCTACCAGACTCTAAAGAAGAGTTGGATGTTCACATGCAGTTAACTTATAAGCAAGCTGTAGAGATCGCTGAAGAGCAAGCAATAAACGTTTTACTGGAGGGTAATCATTACGATTTAACAAAGAAAAGAGTTACCTACGATTTAGCAACCATAGGTATTGGTGCTGTGAAAAACAGATTCTCTAAATCCGAAGGAGTTGTAATAGATTATGTAGATCCTGCTAATTTAGTTTGGTCACACACAGATTCACCTTACTTTGACGATATATATTATTGTGGGGAAGTTAAAGACGTTGCTATTAATGACTTAAAAAAGCAATTTCCAGAATTAACAGGTGAAGATTTAAAAAGCATATCAAGACAAGGATACCAGAACAACGGTTTCTATGACAGATCGCTTTCTAATTATAACGAATCAGATTCAAATACAGTTCAAGTTTTGTATTTCAACTACAAGACATACATGAACGAGGTTTATAAAATAAAAGAAACAGCTACAGGAGCATCTAAAGTTTTATTAAGAGATGATACTTTTGATCCACCAGTAGAAGTGCTTGAGCAGCAGTTTGGTAAATTATCAAGGTCTATTGAAGTATTATATGAAGGTGTTTTAATATTGGGTACAGACTATTTACTTAAATGGGAGTTAGCCAAGAATATGATGCGACCTAAAAGCGACAGCGCTAAAGTATATTTGAATTACAGTATAAACGCACCTAGAATGTACAAAGGGCGTATAGAATCTTTAGTTAGTAGAATAACTGGGTTTGCTGATATGATACAGCTAACACATTTAAAATTACAGCAAGTGTTATCTAGAATGGTTCCTGATGGCGTTTATTTAGATGCTGATGGCTTGGCTGAGATTGATTTAGGTAATGGAACAAATTACAATCCCCAAGAGGCTTTAAATATGTTCTTTCAAACAGGTTCTGTTATCGGTAGATCTTTCACACAAGAAGGAGATATGAATCCGGGCAAAGTACCTATTCAAGAAATAACAAGCGGAAGTGGTGGTAATAAATTAGGAGCTTTAATTAACACCTATAATTATTACTTACAAATGATACGTGATGTCACTGGGTTAAACGAAGCAAGAGATGGTAGTATGCCTGATTCTAAATCTTTAGTGGGCATACAAAAAATCGCAGCGGCAAATAGTAATACAGCTACAAGACACATATTAGAAGGAGGACTTTATATAACTGCGCATCTAGCGGAGTGTCTGTCGCTTAGAATATCAGATATTATAGAATATTCACCAGCCAGGGATGCTTTTATACAAAAGATAGGATCTCATAATGTTGCTACGCTAGCTGAAATGGGTAATTTACATTTGTATGATTTTGGTATATTCTTAACACTTATGCCAGACGAAGAGCAAAAGCAAATATTAGAGAACAACATACAGACAGCTTTATCAGCAGGTTTAATAGACTTGGATGATGCTATAGATATAAGAGACGTTCAGAACCTAAAGTTAGCTAATCAATTGCTAAAGGTTAAACGACGTAAGAAACAAGAGCGTGATCAATTGATTCAGCAGCAAAACATTCAAGCACAGGCGCAAGCAAACGCTCAAGCTCAACAAGTAGCTGCTCAAGCTGAGATTCAAAAGAATCAAGCATTAATAGCGCAAAAAGCAGAACTAGTCCAATTAGAAGGCCAACTGGATCTACAAAAACTTCAAGCAGAAGTGGAAGCTAAAAAAGAATTAATGGCTCAAGAGTTTCAGTACAACATGCAACTAAAAGGCATGGAAACACAAAATAATAAAAGTAGAGAGTCTCAAAGAGAAGATAGAAAAGACGATAGATCTAAAATGGAGGCATCTCAACAAAGTGAATTAATAGAACAAAGAAAAAACAATACACCACCAAAAAACTTTGAATCCGGCGGAAACGACATAATTGGCGGTGGATTTGACTTAGGTACCTTTGATCCTAAGTAATAATAGTAATGTATAATTATATAATATTTTATCATGTCAGAAAACCTAGAAGAAGTTCTTGACACCCAAGAGGAAGCGCAAGAACAAACTACCAATGAACAAGAGGTAGTAGAAGAAAAACCCACAGGCCCTATTTCGCAAGACGAAGAGGGAGTTATAAAAGTCAATTTAAGTGACTTAAACAAACCAGAAGAACCTGAAGCTGTAGAAGAAGTTGTAGAGCAAGAAGAAACTGAAAATTTAGATACCACAGAAAGCGAGAGTATATTAGAGGAGGTAACTGAAGAACAGGTTGAAGCTGTAGCTGAAGAACTTGAAGAACAGGTTGAGCAAGCTATAGTTGAGCAATCAGCAGGTATAGATCTACCAGATAATATACAGAAGGTTGTTGAATTCATGAACGAAACAGGGGGTAGCTTACAGGACTACGTCAAGCTAAACACCGACTACGCATCATTAAACGATTCGCAACTAATACGCGAGTATTACGAAACTACCAAACCTCATTTAGATAAAGAAGATATTGAGGTATTGATGGAAGACTTCTCGTATGACGAAGAGATAGATGAGCCTAAAGACATTAGAAAAGCAAAAATAGCTTTTAAAGAAGAGGCTGCAAAAGCAAAGAAGCACTTAGACGGATTAAAGTCTAAATACTACGAAGAAATTAAAGCTGGGTCTAGGTTAAACCCTGATCAGTTAAAAGCAGTTGATTTTTTCAACCGCTATAATAAAGAAAACGAAGAGGCTACGAAACTAGCTACTTCAAAAAAAGAAATATTTTTATCTAAGACCAATAACGTTTTTAACGAGGATTTCAAAGGTTTTGATTATTCAGTTGGAGACAAAAAGTATAGGTTTAAAATTAAAAATACAAATGACGTAAAGGATACCCAAAGCGACATTAATAATTTCGTCAAGAAGTTCTTGAATGATAAAAACGAAATGTCAGATGCTAAGGGTTACCATAAGTCATTATTTACAGCTATGAATGCTGACGCAATAGCGAATCATTTTTACGAGCAAGGTAAAGCCGACGCCGTTAAATCTAGTATGTCACGAAATAAGAATGTTGATATGGACCCAAGACGGGGACATGATAAGAACTCAGCAACAAATGGGTGGACTGTACGTTCGGTTCCTAGTGATGCGAAAAGCGCAAATAGCTTTAAGATTAAAAAAAGGAAATAATTAACCATTAAAAATTAATAAAATGGGAGACTTTACAGGAAGTGCTTCGGCGCTTCAACACTTAACACCACGACCAATTAAAGGATTGTTTGGAGACAATTACCTTTCTGTCGCGGATATGGATTTTACACAACAGTTTTTACCTGAGGTGTATGAAAAAGAAGTAGAAAGATACGGTAACCGTACGATTTCTGGATTCTTAAGAATGGTAGGAGCGGAAATGCCAATGGCATCTGACGTTATTACATGGTCTGAGCAAGGACGTTTACACATCGCTTATGATGACGTAACTGCAAATGACGCAACTACTTTAACTTTTCCAGCTGGGCATTTAATCGGGAAAGGAATGACTATCGTTGTTTCTAAAGGATTTGATACTCAAAAGGCTTATGTACAAGATGTAGTAGGAAACGTTGTTACTGTAGATACTTACGGTGCTGCTTCTGGACTTACTGTTACAGGTGCTGATGTAAAAGTATTTGTATATGGTTCTGAATATGCTAAAGGTACGTCTCAAGCAGGTAATTCTGTTGACGCTTCTTTTACAACTTTCAACAACAAACCAATTATCCTTAGAGATAAGTATAATGTGAATGGTTCTGATGTTGCTCAAATTGGTTGGGTAGAAGTAACTACTGAAGCTGGAACTTCTGGATACTTATGGTATTTAAAATCTGAGCACGAAGCTAGAATTCGTTTTGAAGATCAATTAGAAATGGCTATGGTTGAAGCTGAAAAATCAACAGACGGTGCAGGTAACGTAAGAAACATTGCTGCAGCTGCTGGATTTGGCGGTGGAGCAAACGTAACTGGATCTGAAGGTTTATTTGCTGCTTTAGAAGATAGAGGATTAGTTTATACTAATGCTGACTTTGGAGCTGCTGGTGGAGCTGGTCTTGCTGATTTCGATACTATTCTTAATGAGCTAGACAAACAAGGAGCTATTGAAGAGAACATGCTTTTCTTAGATAGAGGAACTTCTTTAGAGATTGACAATATGCTAGCACAACAAAATTCTTACGGAGCTGGAGGTACATCTTACGGTGTATTCGATAACTCAGAAGATATGGCGTTGAACCTAGGATTCTCAGGATTCCGTAGAGGATCTTACGATTTCTATAAAACTGATTGGAAATATCTAAACGATTCTACAACACGTGGATTAGTTGCAGATGTTGAAGGTGTATTAGTACCAGCAGGAACTTCTACAGTTTACGATCAGCAATTAGGGAAGAACATTTCAAGACCATTCTTACACATCCGTTACAGAGCTTCTGAAGCTGATGATCGTAGAATGAAATCTTGGGTAACTGGATCAGTAGGAGGTAACTATACTTCTGACGCTGATGAGATGAATGTTCATTTCTTATCTGAGAGAGCTTTATGTGTACAAGCTGCTAACAACTTTGTATTATTCAAAGGAGCTGCTGCACCACAAGGGTAGATTACAAGTAATTCTTACCCTCGTTGAACTGACGGGGGTAATTATTACTCTTATTAATTTTATTATATTATATCATGGCAAAAAAAGAAAAAGCTCCAGTACAAGATGTATGGGAAGCAAAAGATAGATTATATACGCTTAAAAATAACAAGCGTCCTCTAGTATTTACCGTACCTTCAAGGCACAGTGCTAAAAAACCTTTATTATGGTTTGACGAAGAAAAGGGATACCAAAGAGAATTAAAGTACGCAACAAACCAACCTAGTCCATTTGTTGATGAGCACAAAGGAACAGCTACGTTAGGGCGTATAGTTTTTAGAGACGGTGCATTAACCGTACCAAAACAAAACCAGGTTTTACAAAAATTACTTTCTTTATATCATCCAATGAAAGAGTTGGTATGGGAAGAGTATAAACCTCAGCAACAAGCTGCAAGTCAACTAGATTGGATTGAAGCTGAAATAACCGCACTTAACTTAGCTAAATCTCTTGAAGTAGAAGAGCTTGAAGCTATATTAAGAGTTGAATTCGGTACCAAGGTAAATGATTTATCTAGTAGTGAATTAAAAAGAGACGGTTTAATATTTGCAAAAAGAAACCCAATACTATTTGTTGAATTAGCTAATGACGATAACGTCAAGTTAAGAAACTTTGGTATTAAAGCTGTAGAAGCTAAAATAATTAAACTATCACAGAATCAAAGATCATTTACTTACGGAGATGGTGATAGAAAACTTATGGCTGTACCTTTTGACGAAAACCCATATTCAGCACTAGCTGCATGGTTTAAAACCGACGAAGGAGTAGAAGTTTATAAGGCAATTGAAAAAAGACTTAAATAGTCATTCATAGTGGTTAGGCCATCGTATGGGTGGCCTAATTACTATAAATAAAGAAATATGAGCGTAAGTATAGATACTGTTTATCAAAGAGTACTAGGTATACTCAACAAAGAACAACGAGGGTATGTTACGCCTCAGGAATTTAACTTGTTCGCTAATCAGGCACAGCTTGATTTATTCGAACAATACTTTTATGATATAAATCAATTTAGCAGAATGCCAGGTAACGACACTGCTTACTCTGACATGCTAACTGTGCTACAGGAAAAAATAGCTATATTCGAAAAAAGAGCACCTTTGACTTTCCTAAATAGTTCAAATGGAACTTGGACTTACCCCTCGGATATGTACCGAAAGGGTACTGTTATTTATTCTCATAAAACAATAAGAGATTTATATCCCTCCCCGACGCAAATCGCGAACTATCCATTAAATAATCCAACTGTCTATAGACAAGAGCTAAGTGAAGACATTGAGGTTGAAAGAATAAATGCTAATGAGTTTTTATATATCAACTCGTCTCCCCTTACGAAACCAAAAAACATTAGACCAGTATATGTGGCGGATGAAAGAGGGTTTAAAGCTTATGGCGATGCAGAATTGAAAACCAATATAGATTTAATTTATATAAAAGAACCTGTCAAAGTAGAGTGGAGATACCAAATGGTATACGGTGAGGCTTTGTACGATGCTACCTATTCTGTAGATTTTGAACTACACCCATCTGAAGAGACGGAGTTGGTTATTAAAATATTAGAACTGGCTGGCTTGTTAGTTAAAGATATACAAATGTATCAAATAGCTGCAGGAGAAGAGGTTAGAAACACACAACAAGAAAAAGCTTAACAGATGGGATTACTATATCAAAATAACGAACAATACTACTTAGGACCGGATGGTATTTGGAACAGCTACGACGAAAACTACGGTGATTATCAAGCCATAACCATAAAGGATATAGTAAACAATTTTATAATATCTTATGTAGGCGAAGGTAAACTTATAAGTAAGATAAAAAGAACTGATGTAGCTTTTCATGCTCAGCGTGGATTAGCTGAAATGAGTTTCGATATATTACCTAGTTCTAAATATATAGAAGTTGAAGTAGGACCATCATTATCAGTTCCATTGCCGCAAGATTTTGTAGGCTATATTAAAATAGCAACTGTAGATGATTCAGGAATCGAAAGAATATTATACCCAGCTAGAAAGACAGGAGATCCTTTGCCTTATGTGCAGGATTACAATTATGAATACATATTCGACGAGCAAAGTCGAGAAATAGTAACAGCAACCCCATCCGAAAGTTTTAAAAGATTTAGAGGAGATGGAGCACCGCTTGAATCAGAATACCAAGGTTTAAGTAATCCAGACTTAATACAGAGCGGAGCAAAAGGCGGTAGATACGGATTAGATCCACAATATTCACAAACCAACGGGGTATTCTTTATAGACCCTATAAAAGGTTTAATGCATTTTAGCTCTAACGTATGCGGTCAAATTATAACTATTAGATATGTTTCAGATGGATTAGCTACAGATGCAGAAAGCAAGATACATAAGTTTGCGGAAGAAGCTCTGTATAAGTATATAGCTTACGCTATATTATCTACACGCCCACAAATACCAGAATATGTAGTATTAAGATACAAGAAAGAAGCGAGAGCAGCTAAAAGAAACGCTAAACTAAGACTATCTAATTTTAAACTTGAAGAATTTACTCAAATATTAAGAGGCAAGTCTAAGCAAATAAAACACTAAAATATGCCAGAATTTTTACACACGTTCCTCAAGGGTAAAATGAACAAAGACCTTGATGAGCGTCTAGTTCCAAATGGCGAGTACAGAGATGCTTTAAACCTAGAGGTGGCTACATCTGAAGGCTCAGACGTGGGTGCGTTGCAAACACTTATCGGTAACGTTCAAAAAGAAAATCGTAGTTTAAACGACATAACAACTTTACATACTACATGGCAAGCATCTGGACTAGCATATATACCGGTTGATTCTAAATGTATAGGTACTGTTAAAGATCCTACTACTGAAAAAATATACTGGTTTATTGCTGCAAGTAGTATAAACGCTATTATAGAATACGACCAAATAAGAGATGTTGTATATCCAATATTAGTTGAAAAAAAATCAGATTCTAACTTCTTAAAATTTAGTCCTGATCATTTAATAACAGGAGTAAATATATTAGAGGGATTCTTATTCTTTACTGATAACCAAACAGAACCTAAAAAAGTTGAAATTGAAAAATTTAAAGAAGGTTCAACAAGCTTCGACCAGACTACACAGATATTCGGTAGAAATATTGAAGAAGCAGATATAACTGTTATTAAAAAATCACCCTTACTGAAGCCTACTATATACAAAAAAGAATCTGTAAGAGACGGTGAGATTAGAACAACTACAAGTTTTGAATTTAATACCTTATCAACAGATCCTGAAGATGACCCGGATGAGGTTATCTCTATGGATTTTGGTACTGTTATAACATTAGACTGGGCCGATCCTGCGGATTATATAGCGGGTGACTTTCTACTATTAAGCATACAAGATCCAGATGACAACTTTAATAGAAGCTTTCAAGCTAGAGTTAAAGTAACTCAAGTTGTTTCTGAATTGCAATGTATATGTGAACTACAAAGTGTAGGAGAAGACTTACCTCCTGGCGTACAAGGTTTTGACGTTGAGTTAGAACTTGACGATCCATTATTTGAGTTCAAATTCCCTAGGTTCGCATACAGATATAAGTATGACGACAACCAATTCTCAGCATTTTCTCCATTTACGGAAGTAGCTTTTATACCTGGTCAAGAATTTGAATACACGGGAGCAGATGGTTATAATCTAGCTATGACTAATAATATTAGGGTTTTAGAGGTAAGAGATTTTATATCTTCTGATATACCTGACGATGTTATAGCGGTAGATATACTTTATAAAGAATCCAGTAGCACTAATGTATACAGGGTTGATACTATAGAAAAAAGTGCTCCTAACTTACCTGGTAAAGATTACAACCAATGGTACGATACGTCTTACCAAGGGCCCGCTAGCACAGGCTTTAGCGGTAGAATTAAAATAGAAACAGAGCTAATATCTTCGTTGCTTCCATCAAATCAATTGCTAAGACCTTATGACAACGTGCCTTTAAAAGCGCTCGCACAAGAGATAACAGGTAATAGGCTAGTATATGGTAACTACACGCAGAACTTTAACATGGTTGACTTTGCGGATAACGAGGTTATACCTAACTTTGAATTTAGTATAGTACATGATCCAAGCAAGAACGAGGATATAGACCCTGATACCGGTTTAAATAGCCAATCAGATCCTATAGCGGGTGTACCAATAGAATCTCTAAAGTCTATGCGTACATACCAGATGGGTATCGTATATTTAGATGAGTACGGTAGACAAACACCTGTATTTACAAATGACTCTGGTGGTAGATCATTAGCAAAAGAATTCGCAGATCTTTATAATACTATTGAGATCGGCATGTTATCGAACCCTCCTAAGTGGGCTACACATTACAAATTCTACGTAAAAGAAACTTCCAACGAATACTACAATATAGCTTTAGACAGATTTTATTTACCTGATGATGGTAGTGTTTGGTTGTCTTTCCCATCTGCTGATAGAAATAAAGTAGATGAAGAAACATTCTTAGAACTTAAGAAGGAACATGACAATGACGTATTTATAGCTGAGACAGCTAGGTACAAAATACTATCTATATCTAATGAAGCGCCTGATGCTGTTAAAATAAGAAGATCTCAAGTAGGTAGACAATCTACTCCGTTTACAGCCTCCGGTTATCCGCAAGTAAACAAAGGTTTCTTTGAGGTGCCAAAAGATGATTTTGAAGGTACTGACACAGGTGGCGGTGGATTAGCCGATCTAAATAAAGAAAATAATCTTTCTTGTAGAATAATAATGGGAGGTAGAATATCCGATTATTTTGAAATAGAATGGATAAAAAAACAAGGAGCTGTATACAGAATACAATTAAGGTTCCCTACTGACGATAGTATAGATTTTGTACCGGAAGGACAAACTACAGGCAATATGGATATAGCCATATACCAATCGAAAGCAGAAAACAAGCCTGAATACCAAGGTAGATTTTTCGTAAAAATATATAAAGACAACGCTTTAGAACAAAGAATAATAAAGCTAGCGGAAGATGCTCAACTAACTGTTGAATATACAGCACAGGTTGCTTATATACAAAAAGACGGTAAGACAAGTTGGTGGAGAGACAGTGATCCTCGCGTGTCTAAAAAGTGGTTTTGGGATAAAGTACATCCGTTAGATGTAAGGAGAAGAGCGTCCCCTGATGTAAAATTCCAAAATGGTAATCAATTAGAAAGACCATATACTGGTTTAGGTATACAGACGGGCTCTAGGGATCTAACTATATCTTATCATGGTTTTGGTAACCCTTGGAAACAAAGTAGAGCTTTTTACAACCGCAAAGGAATTTGGTGGAATTGGCCAACTAACACACCCTCTGATGCTCATCATATAGGGTTTGCTAAATCGCTAGATACAACTGGTAGTGTATTTAGAGTAGCTGAAGATCCTGATAAAGAATTAGATGACCATACATACACAATAACCAAGAGTTATAGATCTGCTTATTGTGTTGCAAGCAGAAGAACAGGTAGACACGGATCTGGTAAATATGGATCTAGGAGAGTCGTTAGATGGAATATTAAAATAGATAAACCTATAGCTTCAGCCGCTGGTCTACCAACACCAACTGGCAGTTCTAATCCACCACAAAAGCCAATTGAATTTCTAAGGCTATACGCTGTCGACGCAGATACTTATACTTCTACAAACCCAGCTATATTTGAGACTTACCCAAAAGAAGCTATTGATTTAGATTTATATTATTCCGCAAGTGATATATATAGTATAGAGAATCCCGGCACAACAGAAGCAGCTCACCAACCTATCAAGAAGCTTGGTTGGTTTAATTGCTATACATTCGGTAACGGTGTTGAATCAGATCGTATACGTGACGATTTTAACGCTGTCCGTATAGACAAAGGTCCTGTTGTTTCTACTGTACTAGATGAGGCATACGGTGAAGAGTTAAAAGCAACTGGTTTAATATTTTCTCAAATATTTAACTCAAGGTCTGGTATTAATAGACTTAATCAGTTTATTATGGCTGAGCCAATAACAAAAGACTTAAACCCATATTACACTAGTGTTCAAAAACTACATTCAAGAGATACCGATTTAATAGCTCTATGTGAAGATAAAATATTAAAAATATTAGCAAACAAAGATGCCTTATTCAATGCAGATGGTAATACAAACGTTGTTGGTAACACCGCTGTTCTTGGACAGTCTATCCCGTTTATAGGGGAGTATGGTATATCTAAGAATCCTGAGAGTTTTGCTTCTTATGGGTTTAGAGCTTATTTTACAGATAAAAACAGAGGAGTTGTATTAAGGTTGTCTAGAAATGGATTAGAGGAAATATCGTCAGCAAATATGCGTGATTTCTTTGCTGATAACTTATACTCATCTTCTGTCTTATTAGGCTCATACGATGACGATAAGAACGTTTATAATCTTACTCTTAATAAACTTACTGATGAGTGGCAAAGCAAGCTTAAACTCGGCGAAAACAGATCGCAGGGTCGAGTTAATGAAAAAGCTATACAGCTTCCGCCTCACACAGGTACAACTGTTTCTTTTAAAGAAGATGTAAAAGGTTGGACATCCCGTAAAGACTTTATACCAGAAGGAGCTATATCTTTAAACAATGTTTATTATAGTATAAAAAAGGGTAGAATATGGGAGCACGGGGCTACTAATGCTACTAGAAATAATTTTTACGGTGTTCAATATGATAGTGCAGTGCGCTTCATGATAAATGAGCAACCTAATAGCGTTAAAAAATATAAGACTTTAAACTATAACGGTACAGAATCAAAAGAATACAGGTATAAAGTAGAAGGTTTCCCAGAAGTTCAAACATTTAGTTTAGCTGAACTACAAGCTAACCCATCTTATGTTCCTATTAGCGAAGTTTCTACACCTGGATGGTATTCAAGTTTAATACAAACCAATTTACAAGAAGGTAGTATTAAAGAATTCTTAGACAAAGAAGGGAAGTACTTTAATTATATAAAAGGTATTGGAACAAAATTTGAATCAAACCATGATAATAACCTAGATAGCTCAGAGTTTTCAATGCAGGGAATTGGGCGAGCTGTTGTTTCAGGAGACGTACAATCGTCATTTATTATGCATGTAGAAGTTGATCCTACTTGTTATATAAGCAGGGTAGCTCCAGTAGTTGTAAATGGTAATTTAGATATATACGAAGACTGTTCTTCATGCGGCTCGATCGACTTAGCTAATTTAACAACAAATAGTAATAGCCCAGCCGGCAATGTAACATATCAAATAGTTCAAGATAATACAAATGATGTATTAGCTATACTTAGCGGTAGTGTAATGCAATACCAATCTGTTACACCTAATTTTAATGGAAGCGCTGGCTCGTTTAACTTTACAGCAACAGACACTCTTAATGGATCCTCTTTAGTGAGCAACGTGGGCACTGTTACTGTTAATGTTATACCTGTTCCAGATGTACCTTACTTTGTAACAACTCCGCCAAATACTTCTCAGGCTGTAGGGGATCTTTATATGTACAATTTCCAAGTTGATGATGCAGATCACGCAGCTGGTGACTTAATTATAACGTCCAACAACTTACCTAGTTGGTTAACAATTGCCCATCAAATTGATGGTAACTACGTGGTTAGTGGTATAATACCAGACACAAACACTTATAATTTTGATTTAATCGTAAGCGATACAGATAATCCACCAAATACAGCAACACAAAATGTTGAAACATCTAGTGCGTTAGCTAATCTTTTAAGCAATTTAGATATAATAGGTAGATACGTTAAAACAGCGGAACCAGCAGGAGTTTGGGTAAATCCAAGTACAGGCGTTTCAACCCAAGTATGCGCGTCAACAGCTAACGGTAGTCACACTTGTAACTACGGTACATTCAATATATTAGCTAAAGGAGATTTAATGTCTGCCCCTTTAGAAATTGGTAGAGTGTCTATATCGAATTCTGGTGGTGGTGGAAATAACGGAAGCGCGTCGACGGTTGTTGATGATGATGGCAACTACACTCTTGATCTAGGGGTTCCTAGTGGTAATGAGAAATACTATACTCCACAAGGTACAGTTAGAAGTGATAAAGATAGATACGATGGTTTTCAAATAAGTGCTGCGGATGCTCAAACTTTAGCTAATGGATCTAGCAATGGACACATCACGTTCACAATGGAATGTGGAAGCACTAAGGTTTTGAGCAACGGAACAGTTGAACCACTATGTCATGCAGATGCATTATGGTTTCAGATATTTGATTTAAACGGACAACAAATACTATGTAGCGCTTTTACTGTTCAATCTTTAATAACAATTGACATATACACAGGCCAACCTGTCGAAGACTAATAAATATGAGTAATACAACGGCAATAGACAATTTTACGGTAACCTCAACAGAGCATATAATACCAGGTGGAGAACTAATAGTTGACCACACTCAAGCTACGGTTCTTACTATATCTCCTAATCAGGGATACCAAGTAAATGCAACTGACTTTTTTATCAACTCAGCAAGCCCGGAGGTAGATGTACCTAATTCTTTTTTCTCTCAATCAGGAAGTGATGTTAAGCTGAATGTACTGTTTCTTGCTAATGCAGTAATGCCTTTTTCTAATTTAGAGATAAAGATATGCATGCGAGGCGGAGCAGGAGAAATTGGAGCTGTGGTAGGTGGGGTTATTTATTTCGACACCGCTAATGCATCACCACCATTTGGCACTGCGACATTTTCAAACGAAGGACCCGCAGATACAACTGAAACCGTTATATCCGAGTTGATAGTAGCAGACGCGGATTATTACTTCCAACAAACACCAACTATATCTTTAAGATCTGGCGAGGCTGATAATTATAATTTTTATACAACCGGCTCTGTGTTTAACGCAGAGGGTAGATTAACAGCAATAAGAGTTAATGCCGATTATACTTATCCGTTTGCAAACGCGCAAGGTGATGAAATTGATATATACGGTCACGCTATAATTATACCGGTTATTAACGAGATAGTTACAGCATGGGGAATAAACACCTCTGTACCCGCTACGGTCGCGTCTAATAGAGACTTAGCTATATTTGGTGGTACTGGAGCACAATACAGTTTAAGTATAGACAATGGGGCAACGTTCAGTAATAACCAAGCCACAATACAGGGGACTATACCGGTTGGACAAGCTCTTGAAAATATAAATTTTCCATCAGTAAAGGGCGGCGTGGTACATACTTTACAGTTTAATTTGAATTACCCTGCCGGGGATTCCGACTTAGACCCTGCGCGACCTGCAGAATATTGGACAATAGTATTCGATAGATCAATTCCAGTTAATATAGAATTATCAGGAACAATAGGATCTTTTGATGGTATTCAAATATCAGACAACGGCCCAACCACTTGGCAAGGTCAGTCAACCAGCAATCAATTAAGCAGCATAATGTTTACATTAGTTGGTCCAATAGGTACAACACTGGAGTGGAACGATACTTTACAAATACCTGAAAGCGCATTCACTAAGAACGAAGATTTACCAGATGGAATATTTACAATAGCAGGTGCTAATAAAAACACAGATGGACCCAACCAGGTTGCTACATTGACTGTGCAATCAAGTACAGGAAATACCGGTGTAAACGATATGAGTTTCTCTATGTCGGCTCTTACATTGCAAAGCTACTTAACTATTAATTATGAATGCCAGCGATATGATCTAACGGCAGGGCAACAAGAAGACGGTGTTTTTGAATATTATGACTGTGGTGATTTGTCGCCAACATTAGTAACAGTAAATATTGGTACAGTTAATCAAGTGTGTGCATCGACAGTATTCCCACCAACATTAGTTAACGGTCAAGGTACTGTTGTGATAACACAAACACCTTGTGTGCCAGGGCCAGACTTACCGCCACCGGATTAAAATAAATAAATATGGATCAAATAACTTTAACTTTTCCCAACCCAATACAAGTGTCTGTGCAGATAGGAGATATTGCTTATTATACTAATGATCCTATGGGGTCAGAGGTTGTAAAAATAGGTGATGTAATTAACATAGACTATGGAGCAAGAACCATTAAATGCAATATTCCAGCATGGGCAATTAGACCCACTAATTCGTCTTTCATATTATTTACAAAAGACAACAAGGTTAACACTAGCGGTATTTTAGGATACTTTGCAGAGGTTGAGCTTAGGAATGATTCTTTAAACAAAGCAGAGCTGTTTTCAGTGGGTTCAGAGATATTTGAGAGCAGCAAATAACATGTAATAATAATTATATGTCAAAAAATGAAATTAAATCCAATGAAAGCAAGCTTAGTAACTTTGTACATCAATTAGAAGATTTACAAAATACTATGATTGAAAACAACCATTTAGAAAACGTATTTGGAGACGGCAAAAATCTCGTGAATAATGAAATATTCAAAATAGAAAGCGAGTTTTCAGATCAATTATACATGCGTAAAATGTATATGCCTAAGGAATGCGTAGTAGTAAGTGCAATGCACCACACTGAGCATTTTTGGTTTTTATTAAAAGGACGAATACTGGTTACTACAGATGGCAACGAAGTAGAACACATAGCTCCTTGTTATGAAAAATCTATGAAGGGGGCAAAAAGATTAATATTATCTTTAGAAGATTCCTTATTCATAAACGTTCATAAAAACCCAACAAATACTAAAGACATGAAAGAGGTTGAAGAGTCTTTGTACTCTATAACACTCGAAGAATATAATAAAAAAGAAAAACTATGGCAGGAATAGCGAGCGCATTAGCAATCGGAGGCGCTGTAAAAGGACTCACCGGTATAGCCGGAGGAATTATAGGTAGTGGTAAAAGGAAAAGAGAACAAGCAGCAGCTCAAGAGGAGTATGATATGTTTAAAACCCAATACCAAGAACTAGATACCTCTAACTTATATGCTAATTTAGAAAACACCATGGAAGACTTAACAGTCGACCAAAGAGCTGCAGAGTTCCAGTTGCAAGCACAGCAACAGGGGCAAGCTAATATTATGGAGCAAATGTCTGGAGCCGCTGGTGGTTCGGGAATTGCAGCACTAGCTCAAGCTATGGCTAATCAACAAACTTCTAATGCAGCGGGTGCAGCAGCAAACATAGGCCAACAAGAGAGAGCTAATCAAATGGCTAAGGCAAGTCAAGCAGCTACTCTACAAAACCTAGAAGCACAAGGAGCTGAGCAAGCTAGATCTTTAGAATACAGTAAAACAAGTACTCAACTAGGAATGGCTCAACAAAGATTGGGCGCAGCTAACCAAGCTAGACAACAAGCTACTCAAAGCATATTGGGTGGTGTTGGAGACCTAGTGGGATCAGCAGCAGGGGCTGCATCAGCGGGAGCTGGAGGTGGTAATATGCTGAGAGGGGGTCTTGGTCAAAACCTATTAAAAGGCTTCGGCTTAGCAGGTTAAATATAATAAACTATGGCAAAAAAAGCAACAGCAGCACGTAATTACGGCGCGGACAATGCCCTTATTCAAGGAGAGGCTAACATGCGTAAGACCACCGGATTTCAAAACATAGCAGCAGCGTTTGATGCTCCTATGAATAGAATGAAGGAGATGGCGTCTGTTATAAGTCGTAAAAACCAAGCTAGGAATGCTAAGGTAGAATCCTATATGAGTGCATTGAATGCGAATATAGATGTAACTGCTTTAACAGAAAATGATCAAAAAGAAGTTAATAATTACTTGATGCAGTCTAAAGACGAATATGCAGAAGCAGCATCGGCTATAACTAATTTTACAGCAGGTACTCCAGAATATATGGAGCAATTAGATATAATGAATGGTGTTAAAAACGGTTTAGCAAATTTAAAAACTGAATTAGACGGTTTTGAGCAATCCAAAGGCACTTACTTAGAGGAATTTAAAGACTTATCTTTAGGTAACAATACTAACAGATCAGACACAGCTGCAAACATTTTTACGGGAGAAACTAGGTTTTCTATAGGCACTGGTGGTCATTTGCATTTTACTGGTAGCGATGGAACTTCTATACCCTATTCTAAGCTAAAAATGCCATTTAAAAAAGATTACAAGCAAGCAATGGGTTTCAATGATCTATTCACTCCTATATATAATTCAGGACTGTACGATAACAATAAAAAGAAGACGTTCGAAGATAGGATAAGAATTATTGCAGAATCTAATCCTGACGGTATGAAATCAATAATAGCTGATGGTTTGACAAGCTACGGTGATTATCAATCATTAGTACCTCTATTAGAGGATCCATCAAGGCAAGATGAGCTTACAGATAAGTTTATAGCTATAGCATCAGGGGCAGCAAGCGAGGCTGCTAGAGAAGGCAAAATACAAAAGGACAAAAAGAATAGAGGCAATGGATCAGGCGAAAGTGCAACCCATTACGCTCCTCAATATTACACGGATCTTCAAGGGCGTAAGGTTTCTTTTAGAGAATCTAAAATGCCGGGTAAATATGAAGACATAACTAAATACCTTCCAATGGGTTCTGATAGTACTCCTGATTCAGGTGATGCAGAAAAGCCTGATGGTAAGTTAACTAGACAGGAAATTATAGCTCAAGGAGCTAAAGAAGCAAGGGAAGCCAACCTTACTGAAGCTGGAACCATGGATGCCATAAACAAAAAGTTAGAGGCAGCAGGTATGGAGCCTATGAGTAAGTAATTAAAATAAAATAATATGCCAAAGTATAAAACTAAAGACGGTGTCATTGACACTACTGACTACACTGAAACACAGATGGTTAGTTTTAATTTTAACTATCCAGACGCTACAATTGTAGAGGAGGATTTTCAAGACGGAGCTGCGGGGCCGGATGCGCCTGTAACTCCAGTAATGCCAAACAGAGCGTCCATAATAGCGGGGACTCAGCCAAAAGATACGGAATTACCATCGGAAGACACTTCTTCGGATTTATCAGTGGGTGACGAAGGATACTTAGAACAAGAAAGAAAGAAAGGTAGAGCTGTAAGTGATATTGAAAGGGAAATTAGAAACCCTAAGAAGTATAAAGAATATACATGGTTGTATAATTCTAGCCAGCAAAAAAAGGAGGAAAAAGCTCAACGTATTCGTGAAAAAAACTTAGCCAGGTTAAACAAGACTCCAGAGGAAACCCAAAGCTATAAAGACAGAGCTACTTTAATGCAGGCGTCAGTAGAGGCTGTTACTGCTGAGACGGAAAAAAACGAGATATTAAGCGAAACCTTTAGAATAAAAGACTTAGACCGTAGAAACGCAACTACAAAATTTGGCTCAGGTAAGTATGTGGAATATCTACCTAAATATAAAACAGACGAGGACTACGAAAAATACTTGAAAGAAAGTCTAGGTAACAAATATGATAGGTATAAAGAATTGTCTGACGCTGCTAGCAAAGACAACCTATACTTAACAACATCGAACATTTCAGATTATGCTACTTTAGACGATGCCGATGCCAATGTGGCAAATGCAGTCGTTTATAAAAACCAAACAGAGGCTAATCAGGTGTATTTAAGAGATGTAGACGAGGAAGACCAAACCTACGTTGAATTATATACTGGGACAAAAGACACACAAAAAAAGAAACAAGCTGCGTATAAAGCAGAGGTCGATAGAGCGTTAGGCGATCAAGAAAAATACAAGGCTGCTACAGGTGATCCACTATTAGAAAAGACTACTTATAATGGTGTAACTTACGATCCAGTTGTTAATGCAGAATTAGCAATGGATAAAGTTGAAGAGCAAACCCAGATACAGTTAGGGAAAGATCTAGAAGCATTCCAAAATAATAGCGTAGATATACAAGGTGACATAAAAAAGTTAGAGGATATTCAAAAGCAAATGAAAGAATACTCCACTACTGATTTTGAAAACCCAGACCAAGTAAAATATAGAGAAGGGCTTATAGAAAAAGAGTCTAGCCTACTTAATAAAATAAACGCGCAAATTATAGTTTTAAACGCGGAATCTACATCTTTAACTAATAGAGTTAAGAAAGGAAGGATTGCACAAGCTACAGATGCTGCGTTGGTTAAGTCTTATAAAACAATGGACAAATTAGCCAACGTATGGGACAGTGCGTTTGTGGGTAGCACCAAAATGGTAATAGGCGGTATCGCTAGAGCTTTTGGAGACGAAGAAACGTATAACGCAGCGGTTGACTATAACCAGCAGTTACAGGAGTATAGTGAAAAGTATTTACCAGCTGCATTGACAATGGACGACAGCAGTTCCGCTTGGCAATATGCCGGGGATATGTTAGTTAATAATTCTCCTTCAATAGCGGTAGCTTTAGCCACTGTAGGTACTGGAGGAATAGCAGCAGCTGGAGGTGGAGCGGTAGCAAGAGCAGCGGCAACCAGAACAGCCTCGAGATACGCTAGTGGTTTATTTTTTACAATGGAGGCTGGTGGTCAATTATCCAACCTTGAAATTGCAGAACGCGGAGCTGACGAAGCATTAGCGTCTTTAAGAGAAGAGCTTAAGATAGCAGAACAATCTGGTGCTGGAAGTATTGTAATTAATGATATTAAAGATCAAATACAAGTACAAGAAGAAAATAAAAGCAAATCATTCACGCAAAAAGCGTTTAATAGTATAATATACGGAGGTATTGCCGCAGGTGCTGAGAGACTAGGAACATTAGGTTTTATAAGTAACTTTCAAAAGTATTCAAAATCAGTTGGAGGTAATAAGTTTAGAAAATTATTTGGGGATGCTGTTGGATCTAGAGTTGCTAAGAATGTTGGTTTATTAAACGCAACAGGAATTGGGGCCGGTATTGAAAACATAGAAGAAGGTTTTACTCTTATAGGACAAAACATAGCCGATAACGCAATATTTCAACCAGATAAACCAAAAAGTATTATAGAGGGCTTAGACGGAGAATTTGTTAGGAATACTTTAACATCGTCTTTTGCTATATCTGGCCCTAGCGTAAGCCAAAATATATATAGTCAAGTAGCAAATGTAGTCAAAACTAGAAAGCAATCTAGAGAGGAAGGAGCTATAAGAGATGAGTTAATATCTATACAAGCAGAACTGGACGGGTTAGATAAAAGAACTAAAAAAGCAAGATCATTAGCCACTAAAAGAGATGAGCTTATTAATAAGTCTGCCATGGAAAATACTGGGATTATGCTTAATCTTAAGAATTTAACAGGCAGCGAAATAGAAACTGTTTTTGAGAACGATGCTGAAATGCGCAGGCTAAAGCTAGAAGCGCAGGATTTAGACGTTACGGATAACTCACCAAGAACAAGAGCGGAATTTAACCGTTTAAAAAATAAAGCTCAAGAATTATTTAATGCCAACCAGACTTTATTAAGTAGAGGAGAAGTTGATATTGAAAAATTTGCAAAAAATACAGCAAACCCAGTTGAGGCTGAGTTTAACGCTAGACGATACAATACATTTAAGTACATCGCTGAAAACAATCCTAACACCAATACTGTAATAATTAAGGACGAAGCCGATGCCCAAGCTTATGCAAACTCTAGATTTGGAGAAGACAGCCAAGCTAACAAGGACTTCATGGAGGACTACGCTAGTAGAGGATCTAATGCAGAATTTGACGCTAATGGAGATTTATTATTATATGAAGATGTTATTTTAAATCAAATAGCAGGTGGAGGTATAAATGCAGAAATAGCTTCGGTATCACCTTTGCACGAAATTGGCCACCAACAAATAAAAGCGGCTGGTATAATAAAAAATGATGCTCTAACGACTTCGTCAGCTAACGACTTAGTTAAGAGTATTCTCGCAGATGTACAGTCTAGATTTGAACAAGGCAAGATCACGCAGGAAGAGATGGATATTTTCAATCAACGTATGGCTTTTTACAAAAAGCAAGGTGAAGGAATGTATACAGAAACAGAAGGTGTAGACGCAGATGAGCTTATACAACTGGTTGGTGATTTTACAGCATTAGGTATATTGCCAAAGAGTAGTTACAATACTTTGTTTGGTGCCAAAACGCTTATCAATAACTTATTAAAAAGATTCAACGGAGATAGCGCTCCATATTTTAATGTAAACAATGCAAATGACGTTTACTCTTTTGTGGCTAATTTTCAAAACAAAGCCGCCGCATTTGAATTAAAGAAAGGAGTAGCTGGCAAAGGAGCAACAAAGAAATCTATAAGTGCAGCAGCAGAGAAAAGTAATGCTAGAGTAAATCTTATAACTAAAGAGCAATTGTCTAGTCCGAGATCGCAGTCTATATTGTTTGAGGAAATTTCAAATATGGCAGCTGCTCAGATAGCTGGTAGATATTCTTTACCTCCACAAACATTAGAGGATTTTACTAACGACGTAGTTGGTAGGATATATCTTGCTAAAGAAAACGAGAAGTGGGACGGTAAAGGTACACTAAGTGGATTCTTAGGTGGTAGAATTAGTTTCCGTATTGAGGATGTTGTTCGTAAAGAATATAAGCTTAACCCAGCAGAAAGACAGTATTTAAGTACTGTAGAGAACTTAAGACCGGAAGATCAAAAAGATCTAATGACAGAAGAAGTTGCTCCTGCGGTACAAGAAAAACCTAAGTACAGAACATTAGTAGAAAGCAAACTATTGCCTCCCGCTCAAGTTAAGTCAGTTAAGCAAAAAATAGTATCAATAGCTCGTGTTTTAAAAAGCAGGCTAGATGCCCCTATGGGTAAGAATGCTTCTGTAACACCTATAATTAATGAACTAAAGAAAAATTTAGGTAAGCAGATAGACATTGAGTTTAAGACTATGTTGGGTAAGAAAAAAGGTGGCGAGCTAAAAGAAAATGTACTGAAGCATAAGAAAGCTATCTTAGAGAACATGACCACTACTTGGTTAATGCAAGCTATGCCGTTTGCTATTGAAAAGTCTGTTGGTGGTAAATACAAAGTAGATGAAGAAGGTAAAAGAGTAAAAGATACTAATGGTGATTTTATTTTTATACCAAACTATACTAGAGAATGGGAAGGTAAAGATATAGACCGAGCTAAAACATCTACACAACAACAAGGTAAAACATCTGGCCCTGAGATATCAAGAAGATTAACTAATGCATCGTCAAAAATCAGTGACGATCAATTCCTTAGTTACTTATTTAAAGACGGGGAAGTTATAAGAGGTCGTAAAGAATCCCTATCTAAAGCATTAGCGGAAGAGTACGGTTTTGATATGATAAATAGAGAGCTAAAAGATCCAGATAGTGATATAAGTAAAGCGTTTGAGAATAACCAAGAAATGCTTGGTATGGTTATAGCTGACAATTTTGTTGCCGAGGTATCAAAGCAAAGCGAAAGAGGTCTTGTTAAAAGAAGCGCAATTGTAAATCCGCAAGTTGTATTTAGAGATGCTTTAGCTTTAGAGATTGATGGTGATTTAGACGGGTCATTAGCATTGCTTGAAACATTGTCTCCAGAAGATAGAGCAGCGTATGAAGACATTACAGCTAATATAAAGGTTGATACTGCTAGGTATAAGCAATCTCTTAAGAAATGGAAAGGCGCACCTAAAAATATCAAAGCTCTTATCAATCAGTATTTTGAAAATAACTCTGCTCGCGACAATAAGCAGGCTATGAAGGAATACTATCAGTTCAGTGTAGATATGATAGATGCTTTGCCAAATGCTTTAGTGAAAGCCTTGGGAGCAGATTTCTTTGGAGCACACTATAGATATTTAAATCCTAAAGAAGCAAAGTCATTAGGAGCTAAGATAAGATCTAAAATAGATGCATTACCTAATATAAACGAAGACATAGGATTTAATCCTGAAGACATGCGTTTAATTCAAGCAGGTTCTGGTATTGTTGCTACTATAACAAAAGATATATTAAACAAAGAATTTAAAACCGCTCAAGATAAGGTTGACGCTTTTATGGATAAGTATGGTAGCGAGGTTGATGCTTTAAATGTAGCAAACAAAAAAGCTATAGAGAAAGTAGTTTCCACCGCGTTGGATATATCTATGAAGAAGCCTCAGCAAGCTGTAGGATTTTTAAGAATGTTAGAATCCACAACTAATATAGGTAAGTCACTTAGATCTTTAACTGGTATTAGTGATATACAAATGACAGCAGCTTCTCAAGCTGTATACGTTAACACTAAAACTGGAAAAGGGTACAGTAACACTTTGAACGCTGGTCAAAAAGCAAAAGTTGAATCCGGAGAAATTGTTCTTAATGAAAAACATCCAAACTATAAAGAAGCTAAAAAGTTTATAGCTGATGGATCAAAACAAACAATACCCCAGTTAATAAGAATTAAAGGAGAACACGCTACTCCTTCTTCTAACTTTAATGTAAGTGTAGCTAAAGAGTTTTTAACATCTTTAAGTATTGCAATGGAGAACCCAGGAGGTAAGCAAATTGTAAAAGATGCTTTAATCGCTAAGGTTAATGAGTTAACTATAGAGTTCAACCAGCAATTAAACACAAAAGTGTTATCTGATTTACAAGACGCTAAATTAGGAGCAACAAGTGATATAGGTGATTTAAGATTATTAGCTATACCATTGGAAAGTCAAAACGCTTTTTACGATATGAAAGGCTTACAGACTATTGGTAGAGTACAATCATTAATGAATACAATGTTTAGCCCTAAAAACGTTGCTGAGCGTGCTAAAATAGCTACAGAACAAAAAGCTATAAACAACGCCAGAAAGAAATCTTATGCGGCTAACCCTAAAGGAATAAGCGTATATGACTTTGATGATACATTGGCTACAACTAAGTCTAATGTTATGTACTCCGTGCCAAATAGTGAAGGCGGATTTAGTGATGGTACTACAAAACTTAAAGCTATCTTTATGGTTGGTGGCCCTGGTGCTGGTAAAACAAATGTTGGTAAAGGTTTACAACTTGGGAGACGCGGATATAAAGTTGTTAATCAAGATATAGCTTTAGAGGCTATGAAAACAGAAGTGGGACTGCCAAACAACGAATCTGATTATACAGCAGAGCAAAGATCTATGAGATCGAAATTAGGAGCAGCAGCAAGGAAAGCCGCTGTAGCTAAGTTTGATAAATATGCGGAAGCTGGTAATGGTATGGTTATTGACGGTACAGGCGCTTCTTATAATGCCACAACTAAAAAAATAAAAGCATTAGAAGAACAAGGCTTTGAGGTACACATGGTTGTAGCTACGACTCCTCTTTCCACGGCATTAGAAAGAAACAGAGCTAGAAAAGAAAGATCGTTAAAAGATTTTGTAGTAGAGAAAACTTATAATCAAGTGCAAGAAAGCTTAGCACAATACAGAAAAGATTTTGGGGATCGCTTATACGAAATAAACACAGAGACTATAGAATACGGTAAACCTTTGCCTAATGACTTTTTACAAGAAGTTTATGCTGGTATTAATAAAAATAAGGTTAACAAGATTGACGCTACTCAATTCGCAAAACAAGGGGAAAG